TTATTTTAAATCATTAAACGCTTCAATAGTTTTACTTACATCTTTTTTACTTGTATGGACATACGTATTGAAGGTTGTTTGTACTTGTGAATGGCCTAGACGTTCTTGAACTTCTTTTGCGCTTACGCCACTACTTATTAAGTATGAGGCAGATGAATGACGTAGACCATGAAGAGGAATGTTTTTAAGTTTCAATCGTTCACGAATCTTCGCCCAGTGGTTTGTATAACTAACTGGATTAAACCATTTTAGATCTCTATTCCTAAAAAAAATATCCACTCCATCTAATAGTTCCCACGAACTTCCACAATTATTTTTTACTTCTAATTGTTTTACATAGTATTTTTCTAATTCCAACATAAACTCATGAGGAAGTTTTAGTGTACGTATTTCACCACCACCATTATGTCCTTTAGGTGGTCCGCAAAATGTTTTTTTAGTTTCTGAATTGTAGTTTAAACTCCTTTCAATGGTTACAGTATCATTGATGAAATTAAAATTATCATAGCTAATGCCAAGTACTTCGCCACGTCTTAAACTTGCAAAATACGTTAATTTTAGAATAAGACGATCACGTTCTTTAATCTTTTCTAATTGTTTAAAGAAGTATGTTATATATTCTTCGTCATAAATATCACGTTCAGCAGCTTTTTTCTTCACTTTTAAATTCTCAGCTGGGGAACGATCTATGATATCCCAATCAACAGCTTTTCTAAATATACTTTGAAGGACAGATAATCGATTCTTTGCTGACTTTCCTTCTTCCAAATGATTTAGATACTCAACTATGTGTAACTTTTTCATGTTATTTACTTTCATCTTTCCGAACTGCGCTAAAAGATCCGGCAAATATCTTCTGTAAGTAATAGCTGTATTTGTAGCTAAATTAGGTTCTACATAAGATTTCATCCATTTATCCACTAACTCTGAAAATTTGATGCTTGATACATCCAATGATGCTATAGGTTGACTGTATACTTCTTTTTCGAAAGCATTAATTTGACGTTTTAAGCTGCCTTCTGTTTTAGCAGTTACAGTTTTTGTTTTACGGATTCGTTTGCCAAGTTCGTTATATCCAAGTTCGACGAAAATTTTATATTTGTTATCGCCAAGTGCTGTATATGATGCCATGAATATTCCTCCTAATAGAAAAGAGCAAGCAAATGAGCCCACTCTTGTCCGTTTAATAGCTAGCGCTAAGTACTAAAGGGTAACTTTGAAACTCACTGCCTTGCCAATAATAGTTGCTGGATTTTTTTCTGTGATAATAATAGCACTATGTTTTGGATTATCAGGCATTAAAAATAAGGTTTCACCTTGTCTTTTAACTCTTTTAAGCGTTGCTTCAGAATCATCATTTACACGAACAGCGGCTATTTCTCCACACTCAATATTAGCTTGTTGCCTAATCAGCACTATTGCGCCATCTGGGATAGTTGGCTCCATCGAATCGCCTTTAGCTTTAAGAGCAAACACGGTCCCACTTGGGAGAGTATCAGCAACTTCGTAAGTGTAACCAATAATGTTTTCCTCGGCTAAAATCGGGTCACCACAAGCTATAGCCCCGAGGACTGGAATCTTAACAAGATCTTGATTAATTTCAATTAGGTTTGTTGGCTTTTCCTCCGTTAACTCGGAACGTTTGATATTAAAGTAGTCAGCCATCATCTGCAGCTTGTCCGGTCTTGGATAAGTATTTCCCTTCATCCAATTTGAAACTGTGGTTTCTGGGAAATTTAAATCTCTAGCCATGTCTGTCTGAGTAATACCTTTACGATCAAAATAGTATTGCAAATTTTTAATAAGTATCTCGTTAAGTTGTTTTTCTTTCATATATATCACCTCCTGCAATTTATATTACCGAAATTCGGTACTCGTGTAAATAACAAAGGTACCTAAAAAAAGTAGTTTTTTTCTCTTTTTCGCTTGACACTACCGTTATAAGGTAGTAAATTGATATTACATTAAACGACAGGAGGTGATTTAATGATTCAAATCTCACTAAAAGCTGCGCGAGTCAATGCAAACTTGGAACAAGAATCAGCAGCTGAAAAACTGTGTGTTACGGCAAAGACATTGAGTAATTATGAGCGAGGAATAACTGCCATTCCTGGACATGTACTTAAAAAAGCAGCAAAATTGTACAACATACCAGAAGAAATGATTCGTTTACCCATAGTAAATGATGGAGAATATGATGATTTTTTTTTACCTAGCAGTGCCGTTTAACGGTAGTTTAAGGAGGGAGTTTCAATGCGCAAGGTTAGAACAATAAAAGCACTTTGCGATTATTTACAAAAAATTGATTGTCCAATTGGTAGAACAACTATTAGTAAATTAATCAAAGAAAATGAAATACCACATATGCGAATTAGTGGAAGAGTAATCATTTTTGACTTAGATGAAGTTGACGCTTGGTTAGGCGGAAATATTTAAAACCAAAGGAGGCTAAATAAATGAACGAAATGCAACTATTCAATTTCGACAACCAAGACATCAGAGTTTTAGAAAAAGATGGCGAACCTTGGTTTGTCGGAAATGAAATAGCACAAATATTAGGTTATTCAAATTATCGCAATGCAGTACAAAATCATGTCGAACCTGAAGATAAGCTGAGTACTCAAATTGAGTACGCAGGTCAAAATAGAAATATGACATTGATAAATGAATCAGGAATGTACAGCTTAGTCCTTTCATCAAAACTAGAATCCGCAAAACGATTCAAACGATGGGTAACAAGCGAGGTTCTTCCACAGATTAGAAAAACAGGAGTCTATACAAGCAACAGCATGGAACTAGCATTACAAGCTGCATTAGATCATGAAAGAAAAATCAATGCGATTGAAGAAGATGTTGATTATCTCAAAAACAACATGCGAATCGATTCGTTGCAACAATTAGAAATACAGCAAACGGCAAAACAGTCTATCGCTCATGCATTAGGTGGAAAAGAGTCGGTTGCTTATAAAGAAATTAGTAAAAAGGCATTCGTCGCATTCTGGAATGAGTTTAAGCAATATTTCAAAGTTCCACGTTATGGTGATTTACCAAAAATGAAAATGGATGAAGCCATTCGTTTTATTGAATTGTGGAGGCCATCCACAACTTTGCAGATGGAAATTGATAACTGTAATAGACAAATGGAATTTAATTGAAAATTCAAAGGAGGACACACATGAACATTCAAGAAGCAATTTTAGCTGCTTTAAAAGAAGGAAGAGGAATAACAAGAGAATCTTGGGGCACAAGATCCATTCTTATCATTCCTACTAATACAACCGCATGCATGGTATCTGTCGATTTTAATGACCATTCAACACCTAGATGGCAACCAACAGCTGACGATTTAACCGCTAATGATTGGTATGTGTATGGCTAGATGAATATTAAAGGAGGATACACATGAACATAAAACAAGCAATCCTGGATGAACTCAAGGAAATCAAAAAAGCGCTCCAAACTATTGCGAGTAGTAAGGAGCAAGAAGTTACTTTAGATGGTAAGAAAATTAGTAAAGCTATTTCAGCATTACCTAACGAAACTTACATTAGAAACGGTAGAACAGAATCATTACAAACCAAAGATTCAATTAGTTTGCGCGCAAATAAAATTTATAATGATGGCTGCATAGTTGCCGAAGGTGAATTTCATAATAGCAAAGCATCCACTAATACTAAAAATGAGGTAAAAGCATTGAGTGAAACAGATGAAATGATTGAGGCACTTGAAACTCTTGTTATCAACAAAGCAAAAAGTATGCAGGATGAGGTGACAAGTCCAGATGAGATTGCAGCTCTAACTGAACTTGTAAAAGTAGTGAACCAAACTCCTAGAACATTAAAAGCGATTAACGCGGATCAAAAACGAGTTAACAGATTGGGTAGCATGGAAGTTCAACTAGACCTAGAGAAAAATACAGGGATTGAAGGACATCTCAATGACATTTTGAATCTGATGCGTGATGAAGCCGAAATGATGGCGAATAAAGCAATTCAAGAAACAGGTAGTAAGGAAAAGGCTGAAAAAAGAATTATTGGATTAAAAGCATTAATTGAATTCAGTCCGAGGTTGCAGCTAACCGAGCCAATTTTAAATGCAGCGTTAGAAGTTCTAAAAAGACAAGAGGACGCTAATCAAAAATAGAGTAGCGTCACCAATAAATCTAATTTAATTCTAAATCAATATTTGAATCAACTAAACCAACAACAGGTACTAGCTTTCTTTTGAAGTCATCAAAGTATATGAAGGAATGTTGATGACTATGGCTTGTTCTGATATTTGTTAATACTTCTTCATAAAAATTATTAAATGCTACTACTGCATCAATGAATTCTTCTCTCATTATCTTTTCATCTTTTGAGTAGACATAATTTTCAAGTGCAACAAAGTGTGTATTAGCCTTTGACAGATAATGAAGTGCTAAGTCGTATCTTCCTTCAGAAATTAATTTAATAGATGTTTTTGTAGCACTGAATCCAAGAGTAACTAACTTTCTTAGATACGTTTTTTCTTCTGTCATATTCATTTCCATATAAATCACCTGCCTTTCTAGTAATAGTTTACCAGAAGGTATAGTCAAAGGAGGGAATATTATGTACGAACAAGCAGTGAAAAATGATTATTTGGACAAGCTAGATGAAATGTGGGAACGATTGAAACAAGAAGTTTTGGCAATGAAAGATACAACTACGGCAGTAAAGACAGAAACACTCGTCTGGCATGAAGGTTTAAAACTTCGTATGGTAGAGCGTATTGCACGAGAAGGAGATTATGTTCGTTCCACAGTAGAATACGAATCTTTGAAGAGTAATGAAATATATGGACCAGTAGTATTTGACGAAGGTATGTTCCCAATGGTTGAAGATGGCATTTATGTCTATTGGGGCAAACGTACACCTCTAACAGTAGAAGTATTTGAGGTTGTAAAGGATTTTAAGATGCCAAATAACGTTTATTTTGGTCCGATATCATTAGCGTCATTTATCTCATTGTTATTTGAAAATGAACCAACAAAGGAAGTGAGTAAATTGAAACTACAATCTGCTGAGACAATGGCCCAAGTATCAAAAGAGGCATACGAAAAGTTTAAAGAAGAAGCTTTACAAAGTGAACACTTTAAAAGATTGATTAAAGGTATTGAAGAAAGCGCTGAAACAGGCTCAACTTCATTTCTTTTTAGAACCACTGGTGAAGAGGATCCACGTATTCTTGATGTGTTTGAAGAACAATTAACTCAAGCCGGCTATCGTGTGGAAAATGGATTTCCAGATATAAATAAGCTCCGTATTGAATGGGGAGAGAAAGGAAAATGAAGACAGGCGAGGTATGGAGTGCAGCTGTAGGCGAATCTTTCTTAGTTTGTCCGGTTCCTGATTGTAAACACATAGCACCCATTATTACAAAAGTGCATTGTCGTATGCATCATAACATGGAGCGTGAAGAAATCGAAAAGAAGTATGGTGGACCACGTATTGTAAAAATGAATGGGGGTTTCTCGAATGTTGATCATTAACAAAGAATGGCGCAAATTATCTGGCTGGGAACGATATAAATTACTTTTAAACGCACATAAAAATACAGTTGCTAAATGGGAGGATAAATAATATGAAATCTACTGGTATTGTTCGTAAAGTTGATGAATTAGGACGAGTAGTCATTCCAATGGAGTTACGTCGTACGTTTGACATTGCTGAAAGAGACGCACTTGAAATATTTATTGATGGGAATCAAATCATCTTAAAAAAATATGCACCGGATGAAGAAAAAGCGGATGTGGCCAAAGGATTAGAAGGCTTAAAAACTCTCGTACGCGATACGGATAAAGACTTATTGGAGAGAGCTATCAAACTGATTGGTAAATAAGGAGGAAAAAGTTCATGGCGCAAAAAAAGATTGATTTGCCATTATCTGATTTAGCCAATGGAGCTATTCAGGAAAAACTAGATTACGAGTTACAAAAGGTGTTCAACAATATTCACGACAAGAACACAAAAGCAAAGGACAAGCGCTCTATTACGATCAAGCTGGAATTCAAGCCTGATGATAATCGCCAAACAATTGCTGTCTCTAGCGATTTTACAACAAAGCTTGCTGATGTAGAAGGTGTTTCAATGACCGTATTAACAGGTCGTGATTTACAAACAGGTGCCATAGAAGCCAAGGAATTGAAATCCAAGGTTCCAGGACAAACCTATTTCGATGATGATTTGGTTCAAAAAACAGATGTTGGTGAACCAGTCGATGTCATTGAGCAAGAGCAAAAACGCAAAATTATTAATCTACAAGAAAACAGGGGGTAATCCACATGATTAAAGAAGCTATTAAATTTTTGCAAGATTTGTCCATTCGTCCAGGTGAAAGATTCGTAGATTCAGTTGACGAGTCTGGTGTAAAAAGAACCTTTGTTATTGACAACCAAGGAAATCATAACGAAATCCGCCCATTAATTACACGTGCAGCAGAGCCTTTAGAAGTGAATACCTTAACTGGGATGATCGGCTATATCAAAGCAAATCTTGAAAAACAGCATGCGAACTTTTACTTGCAAGTCTTTGATGAAAGAACGGTTCATTCGAAAGGTGTTCTGGATATTGAAGGTAGACGGGAGACATTGGTTACAGCGAAGGCAATTATTCCAAAGTTTCATTATGAACATTTTCATCAAACAGAAGAGCTTATAATTGCTCTCCAATCAAAATTTACGTCTACATCAGATCGTGAAGTATTACTGAAGGTAGTAGGCAATGTACAAGAAGAAGATGTGCGTCAAACGGGTGATACAGGGTTTGCACAAGCCGTTACAATCAAAACCGGCATAGCATCCGCTGATGATGTATTGGTGCCAAATCCAGTAACCTTAGCACCGTACAGAACATTCCTAGAAGTGGAACAACCAACTAGTGAGTTCATTTTCCGAATGAAAAAAGGTCCAACAGGCGCTATTTTTGAAGCAGATGGGGGAGCATGGAGAAACCAAGCAATAGCCAATGTCCGTGACTATTTAACAAAAGAATTAGAAACGGAAATTTCGAAAGGTAAAGTAACAATTATCGCTTAAAGGGGTGATTTACCAAATGGATCAACAAAAAGAAATAAACTTTAACAAGTATGTTCAAGAGAAAGCAAAAGAATTACTTGATGAGGTCAAGAGTAATAAATCAACTTATGGAGAGGTTAGAAAAGAACTAAAAAAACTGATAGTTTCTGCGCAATGGGAACCTGATACAAAAAATTATTTAATAGTAATCAATGAAGCTCAAACTCAATTAGAAAATGAAATCGATGCAACCACATTATTGTGATTACACCGAAATGAATTAGATACTTTCAATCTTTATAACTGATTGCGAATTGTAATATACATTTGGTTCTTCTATATCAAAGAAGAATTTTGAGTTAGCAAGTAGTTCTAAAAAACTCGGGGTTAACCCGTCATGCATATGATTCCAAAGACCGTATGTTTCAAAATGGGACGGGAAATTTTTTCCCGGTGCTTTATCATCAGGGAAAAATCCAACTGCCACGAAGGCTTGCTCCTCATGAAATGTTGTTATTGAACCATCTGAGAAAGTTACTTTGATTTTATTCATATTATCGACCTCCTTTCAAAGAAAATTATACCAATAACATGGATGTGAAAAAACATGATAAAAATTAATAAACTTGAAATTGAAAATGTGAAGCGTGTGAAAGCAGTCAAAATTGAGCCTACAGCAAGTGGTTTAACTATTGTCGGCGGTAAGAATAACCAAGGTAAGACAAGTGTTTTGGATGCGATTGCTTGGGGGTTAGGCGGCAATAAATACCGACCTTCCCAAGCTAATCGTGAAGGAAGTGTCATTCCTCCGCATTTGCATATTGTTTTGTCAAATGGCCTTGTCGTTGAAAGAAAAGGTAAGAACAGCGATTTGAAAGTCATTGATCCAAATGGAGTAAAAGCAGGTCAGCAGTTATTGGATAGTTTTGTTGAAGAATTAGCTATCAACCTACCAAAGTTCATGAATTCGACGAGTAAGGAAAAGGCAAATATTCTTCTTCAAATCATTGGTGTAGGAAATCAATTATTTGAGCTAGAGAAGCAAGAAAACGAGATATACAGTAATCGTCGGGCAATTGGGCAGATTGCCGATCAGAAAGCGAAGTATGCAAAAGAGCAACCATATTTTCCGGATGCACCAAAAGAATTGGTTTCTATCTCCGATTTGATTCAACAGCAACAAGCCATCTTGGCACGGAACGGTGAAAATCAGCGTAAACGTGAACAGCTCGCAACGATTGAACAACAGTATACAATGCGAGCGCAAGAAGTTGAACGATTAAAGCAGCAGTTGGCCAATGCAGAAATGAATCTAGCTAAAACGGCACAAGATTTAGAGATTGCTAAGAAATCAGCATTAGATTTATACGATGAGTCCACAGCTGATCTTGAAGCTAATATTCAACAAATCGAAGAGATTAACCGAAAGGTCAGAGCTAACCTGGATAAGGATAAAGCAGAGACTGATGCCCATGATTATCATGTTCAGTACACAAAGCTATCGACCAAGATTGATGAGATCCGTGAGCAAAAAGCTTCGCTCCTGAAAAATGCTAATTTACCTTTACCCGAATTATCTGTAGAGAATGGCGAATTGATTTACAAAGGGCAAAAATGGGACAACATGAGTGGCGCAGATCAATTAAAAGTTTCTACCGCCATTGTACGAAAATTGAAACCTGATTGTGGCTTTATCCTACTAGACAAATTGGAACAGATGGATTTGGAAACATTACAGGACTTCGGAAAGTGGTTGGAGCAAGAAGGATTACAAGCTATTGCTACAAGAGTAAGTACAGGCGAGGAATGTAGCATCTTAATTGAAGACGGCTATGTCGCTGGACAGGAGCAAATACCTGTACAACAGCCAGTTGAAACAAAAACGTGGAAAGCAGGTGAATTTTAATGGAAGTGATTAGCGGGAAAATTGAAAAGGCCAAAAAGGTAGTGCTCTATGGTCCTGAAGGTATAGGGAAGTCATCTTTAGCAGCACAATTCCCAAATCCTATTTTCATAGATACGGAGGGTTCTACCACTGAATTAACAGTAGATCGTCTCAAGAAGCCTTCAAGTTGGACTGAATTAAATCAACAAGTCGATTGGGTTAAAGGACAAGCCGGAAAATATTTAACACTTGTCATCGATACGGTGGATTGGGCAGAGCGATTAGCTATTGAATTTATCACAAGTAGATCAAACAAAACAAGTATTACTAACTTCGGTTATGGTGAAGGTTTTATCCAACTAGAAGAGGAGTTTGGTAAATTCTTAAATAAATTATCGGATTTAATTGAAGTAGGAATCAATGTTGTTCTGTCAGCTCATGCGAAAATAACAAAGTTTGAGCAACCAGATGAGATGGGTGCTTATGATCGATACGAATTAAAGCTAGGTAACAAAACAACAGCTAAAACAGCTGCACTAACTAAGGAATGGGCTGATATGGTACTTTTCCTTAATTATAAGACATTCAGTGTGGCGGCAGATGAAAAAGGCAAGAAACATAAGGGGCAAGGCGGTGTACGGACCGTTTACGCTACTCATCATCCTGCATGGGATGCCAAAAACCGTCACGGCTTGCCAGATGAGTTTCCTTTAGATTATTCCTATATCGCTCATATATTTAATGGCGCAGCACAATCGCAACCAGTGCAACAGACACAAGCGGTACAACAACCAGTTCAAACGCAAGCACAACAGGAGCCAGTGCAACAGTCGGCACCAATGCCTATACCAGAGCAACCGGCTCCTCCAACAGAACAGCAGCCAACGCAACAGTCTACTCCAGTACAAAGCTCGCCAATTGTACCGGAATTGAATCCAAATATACCTCAAGCTTTACGGGATCTGATGACACAAAATCATGTGTCGGAGGATGAAATTCAAACTGTTGTCAGTAACAAAGGCTACTACCCGATGGGCACACCCATTTTAAATTATGATCCAGGTTTTATAAATGGTGTATTGGTTGGAGCGTGGCAACAAGTATACGGCATGATTTTAGAAATCAGAGAAGAGAACGTACCATTTTAAATAACAACTAGGAGGGCTTTAAATGAATCAAGAAAGAGAATTAGGTTGGGAAGATGAAATCGAAAAGGATGGTGGCGACTTTATATTGCTACCTGAAGGTGACTATGACTTTACGGTAGCTAAATTTGAACGCGCACGTTTCCAAGGAAGTGCGAAAATGCCAGCATGTAATCAAGCGAAATTGGAGTTGACGGTCCATAGCCCAGAGCATGGAGATGTAACTGTGTTTCACAACTTATTCTTGCATACTAAAACGGAAGGTCTTCTTTCTAACTTCTTTGCTGGTATTGGTCAAAAGAAAAAAGGTGAGAAGTTGCGTATGAATTGGGGAACGGTTATTGGCTCAAAAGGTCGTCTTCATTTAGAAGTCAACAAATTTAAAGGGAACGACGGCAATGAAAAAACGAATAATCAGGTGAAAAAATTCTACCCATATGAAGAAGTATTTGGCGGTCAACAAGCCCCACAACAAAATGCATATCAACAACCTGCAGCACAATATCAGCAACCAATTCAACAACAGCCAATGCAACAACCAACGTATCAACCGCAACCACAACAGCAGCAACAACAATATCAACAGCCATTCCCAACTAATAACCAACAACAGGGTGGCGGATTCACACCAGGTCAATTTTAAGGGGGAATAGCCAGTGCAATTACGTGATTATCAAGAAGAAGCAAGAACATCTATTCAACAGCAATGGGCAGAGGGCGTCAAGAAGACGCTCCTTGTCCTTCCAACTGGCTGTGGGAAGACAATCGTCTTTTCTAAAGTGATTGAAGATCGAGTAAAAAAAGGTGAGCGAGTTCTAGTGTTAGCACACCGGGGCGAATTGTTAGATCAAGCTGCAGATAAATTGAAAAAATCAACTGGACTAAAAACAGCTACAGAAAAGGCCGAACAAACATCAATTGGTAGCTGGTACCGAGTCGTAGTGGGAAGCGTTCAAACGATGATGAGAGAAAAAAGGTTAAGTCAATTCAGCAAAGATTTCTTCGACACAATTATCATCGATGAAGCTCACCATTGTATATCAGAAAGCTATCAACGCGTATTAAACCACTTTGAAAATGCGAATGTGTTAGGTGTAACGGCAACGCCAGACCGTGGGGATATGAAAAACTTAGGTGCTTTTTTTGAGAGCCTTGCATTTGAATATACGTTGCCAAAAGCAATAAAAGCAGGTTATTTAAGTCCGATTAAGGCTTTAACGATTCCATTACAACTAGATTTATCAAAAGTTGGCCAACAAGCAGGGGATTTTAAATCGAGTGATTTAGGAACAGCACTTGATCCATATCTTGAATCGATTGCAGAAGAAATGTGGAGAGTAGCAAAGGACAGAAAAATTGTTGTGTTTCTACCTTTAGTTAAAACGAGCCAGAAGTTCACTGAATTACTGAATCAAAAAGGCTTCAGAGCAGCAGAGGTCAATGGAGAATCTAAGGACCGATCTGAGATATTAGAAGATTTTGAGAATGATAAATATAACGTGCTTTGTAATTCGATGCTACTGACAGAAGGATGGGATTGTCCTTCAGTAGATTGCGTAGTAGTGCTACGGCCAACAAAAGTACGTTCACTTTATAGCCAGATGGTTGGGCGCGGTACCCGACTTCATCCGAGGAAAACTGAATTATTGTTGCTAGATTTCTTATGGCACACAGAGCGTCACGAGTTATGCCATCCCGCACATTTGATTGCGTCGAATGATGAAGTGGCTAAAGCGATGACCAAGCAAATTGAAGAAGCTGCTATTCCTTTAGATTTGGAAGTGGTTGAAAAGCAAGCGGAAGAAGATGTCATTGCACAGCGTGAAGAGGCATTGGCTAAACAACTAGCTGAAATGAAGAAGCGTAAACGAAAGCTAGTGGATCCGTTGCAATTTGAAATGAGTATCCAAGCAGAAGATTTATCAAGCTATGTTCCTTCATTTGGCTGGGAGATGGGACCGCCAAGTACGAAGCAAGTGAAAGCGTTAGAAAAAATGGGCATTTTACCTGAACAAATTGAGAATGCAGGGAAAGCAACGAAAATGCTCGAGCGCTTAGATAGGCGACGTGAACAAGGTTTGACAACGCCTAAGCAGATTCGGTTCCTGGAACAACGTGGATTTAATCATGTAGGCACTTGGCCATTTGAAAATGCCAAGAAGCTAATTGATCGAATTGCTGCAAATGGTTGGAGAATACCTGAAGGCATTAATCCAAAAGAATACAAAGCATAAAAAACTAGGGGGAACGAAGATGAACATTCAATTACAATTGGAAAACGCGTCATTAAATATTACGGAAGGTAATGATAACCATATTGAAATGGCCATTAGAGGGTTCTTCGGTGTTTGTGGTTATTCAGTAGAACAAACTGATAAAAAAGTTGAGCCTCAGGCGATTCATAAATCAGAAATTAAAGCCACAGATTTAATTGAAACAGTTGCAACGAAAGTTTTTATACCTGGAGGAGTAAACGAACGTACGCGTCAATTGCCACTAATCGGGTCGACGAAAACATTAACCCAAAAGCCATTTGAAACATTATCAGACGCTGCTGGCTTACCACAAACTAACATTCGCGAAACTGATAATGGTCTCAAGTTATATAAATCCCACTATATGTGTCCTGCGTGCGGTAATGAAGGAACTCGTTATAACCGAGAATCCAATTGGTATATGAAGTGCCATGATTGTGACACTAAAATCGCACAGGAAGCAGCTACATTTGAAAAAGATATTAACGACATACCGGTCCCTGATAAGGATGGCAACTTTTTTATTGGACGTGACTTTTATTTAGAAGAAGATTTATTCAAGGAATCTAAATAAATGAATACGAGACGAAGAAATAAAATCCTTAAAGATATTGCCCACCAAGAAGCAGCTCGGCTTATTCAATCCGGTTGCTATGCGAAGGTTCATAAAATGGTTGATGAAAATTGTTATGTAGTAACCGCTAACAACAGTGGAGGAGAACTAACAATTTTCATTGATCGGTTAGAAGGTCCTTATCATACATGTCTAACCAAAAAGGAGAATCAATATGTCTTCTAATAATCCGTATAAAAATGTGATTAGCTTTTTATGTTTATTTAGTGGAGCATTCATCTTAGGAGCAACAGTTCATATTATAAGGCCCGGCCATCTTATTGCAATGGTACTGCTATGTTTTGGTGGATTTATATTAGGCTCGAATAAGAAAAAGGAGGGATAACTACATGGAAGAACAGGCAACCAGGAAAACAGTGAATGAGATAGATGAAGAAATTGAACGCAATATAGCGGTAGTTGATAAGTTTATTAAAAAACAGCAGGCAGGCATTGAATTAAGCGAAGAAGACAAAATTCTTCAAGCAGAAGCAAGCTACCGCGTTACTACGTTGTTATGGGTTCTAGGTCAATGTGGTTAACGATACGTAGTTGAAGAATTTAGCGAAGTAGAAAGGATGGTAAAAAGTTGAGCAGATTCAGTGTTAGCAGAAGTTTGAGACAATTGTACATTGAAAAACATGCGTTAGAACAGTTTATTGCACAAAAGACATCCACTATTTTATGGTGGTTGAAACATTAAGTGAAGGAGTGAAGGTAAATGGAATGTAAATACTGTGATACGGGATTTCCTGTGAGCTATGAAGGAGATATAGTGTGCGGTGGTTGTGGCGCTGAATGGGTTGATTGCGCTATTCCAGCTGAAGAAGATTAACTACACATCACGTAGATTACGCGAAATAAGGAGAGTGTATATCTTGAATGATTCACAAAAGGAATTATTAAATAAACTTTTAAAAATGCCAGTAGGCACTACATTTCAAAAAGGTAAAACAAAACGTATACTGGTAGGCTTTAACGGTTTTATGATTATGTATAAAACTAAAGCAACTTCAAAGAAAACTACAGGGCAAGACACTTTAAGTTTTCTAAACTGGGTAGAAAAAGCGGAAATTGTTACTGAATAGTCCGTAGATGGTTCGCACTTGAAGGAAAATGCGAAATAAGTGTGGTGAAGGCAATGGCGATTAATATGGTTGAAATGGTTGAAGTTTCACGCGTTATGAGTGAAATTAAGGGCGGGAAAATAGAAAAATGGGTTTCGGAAGACACACATGAAGATATCATTGTTGTCGATGAAAAAGGAAATCGTTATGAGGTGAAATACATCTCAGTCAACTCAAAATAAGGGCCATTTAGACTTTCCTCTAGATGAAATTTCAAAAAAGAGAAAAGGAGAAGAATAAATGAAAAAGAGAATATTAATCTCACTTATTAGCTTCTTATATTTATTTGGCGGTGCATTTTCTCTTGGCTTAACAGTTGATTTGAAGCCAGTACATATACTGGCAATGCTACTTCTAGTATTAGGTGGATATGTATTAGCTTCTACTAATCAAAAAGAAAAAACGTTTGAAAAATAAAATGCACACTTGAGGTGAGTCAAGCGTGCGATAAGATAAGGCGATTACAACGGTATTTACACCGTCCACCCACATTATAGTCAGTCAGGAAGTAGTTTATACAATGTGATTAAAAAAGATACATGAAATTAAGAGCTACACGCCTGATTTGGGCTCAAGCGTGCGGGGAATCGTGGTGAAATCGACGGCTTAAAGGACCGCCGATATGACTATTATGAACAACGTGTCTATAGATTATTCTACGGAGTATAAGAAAAATTACAAACAATTTAATGCAGCAAGGAAGTAGGTGAAACACTTTGGAGAATAAATTTGATTTACTCGCCCTGTTAGATCATATCGAACCGGCTTTTCTCGATTACCAAGAATGGCTCAATGTAGGGATGGCTTTGAAATACGAAGGCTATACCGCAAGTGATTGGGATACCTGGTCACAAAAAGATGCAGCAAGATATCGTTCAGGTGAATGCTTTAAAAAGTGGACCACATTTGATGGGAATGGGATTACTGGTGCAACCATAACGCAAATGGCCAAAGATAATGGCTGGCAACCTAGATCACTGAATGAAGATTCTCATGAGTTAGATTGGAACGATGAGATTAGTAGAGATGAAGATTATAAATTCATCGATAAAAACTGGATTGAAGGCAAAGAAATTAAAGAGCCTATCAATTGGAATCCAGTCCGTGAAATCACTCGCTATTTAGAAACGCTTTATCAGTCCACAGAAAATGTCGGGTACGTGACAGAAACGTATGAATTAATCGATGAAAAGACAGGCGAAAAAATCTATAAGCCGACATCGGGTGCCTACGACCGTACAGCTGGCCAACTAATCGAGGCATTGAACAGTTGTGAAGGTGACATTGGTTCTGTACTTGGTGATTACAAGGAGGAAGCTGGTGCGTGGATCCGTTTCAATCCTCTTGATGGTAAAGGTGTAAAAAATGAAAACGTATCTGACTTCCGATATGCCTTAGTTGAATCTGACAATATGGAAATTGAAAAACAGAATGCGGTTATGCGTGAATTAGAATTACCAATTGCCATTATGGTGCATAGTGGAAAACGGAGTATTCATGCCATTGTTCGAATCGATGCACCAAATTATGAAGAGTATCGGAAGCGTGTAGATTACTTATATAACGTATGTAAGAAAAATGGATTGAATATCGATAACCAAAATCGAAATCCATCTCGTTTAAGCAGGCTACCGGGCATCGTCCGGAATGGGAAGAAGCAATTTATCGTAGATTCGAACATCGGGAAAGCCGATTGGGATGAATGGCATGAATGGATTGAGGATTTAAACGATGATCTGCCTGATATCGAGAGTTTAGAAGATGTGTTTGATAATTTGCCTGAGCTATCGCCGCCCATTATTGAGGGCATCCTTCGACAAGGACACAAAATGTTGATTGCCGGTCCATCGAAAGCCGGTAAGTCGTTCTCGCTAATTGCATTGTCTATTGCCATTGCGGAAGGGCAGAAATGGCTGGGCTGGAAATGTACACAGGGGAAGGTACTGTACGTCAACCTTGAGCTTGACCGTCCAAGTGCCCTGCATCGGTTTAAGGACGTGTACCATGCGATGGGCATTCGTCCAAATAATATAGCCAATATCGATATCTGGAACCTACGTGGAAAGGTTGTGCCGATGGACAAGCTTGCCCCAAAATTAATCCGTCGTGCGCATAAAAAAGGCTTTTCGGCCGTGATCATTGATCCGATTTATAAAGTTCTAACAGGCGATGAAAACAGTGCTGAACAAATGGCACACTTCACGAATCAATTTGACAAAGTAGCAACAGAATTGGGTGTTAGCGTTATTTATTGTCACCATCATTCAAAAGGTGGGCAAGGCGGCAAAAAATCGATGGATCGTTCTTCAGGTTCAGGAGTATTTGCCCGGGATCCGGATGCGATTATAGATTTAGTAGAGTTGGAATTGACGGAAGACCTTATCAAACAACAGCAAGAGAGCGTGACAGCTCAGATCTATGCAAATGCAATTAAGCAAGTTAACTTTGATTATTTTGATCAGCATGTTGGATTAGATGATGAACAAAGCTTACCAAGGATGTATGACCATGCGAAACGAGTGTTACCGCCAGAGGTGGCAGCCCAAGCAGAAGTAGAAATTGCTCGAGCAGTCCAAACTATTAAGATACGTTCAGCTTGGCGAGTTGAAGGGACACTACGAGAATATCCAAAGTTTGAGCCGGTTAATATATGGTTCCAGTATCCTGTTCATAAGATTGATGAAACAGGGATATTGAAAGACATTATGTTAGACGATGGTAATACAGGTTGGAAAAAGAATCTTAGTAAGAAAAAATCATCTAAAGATATAAAAAAAGAACAAAACGAAGCTTTAGAATCTGCATTTGAAGCATGCGGAATAGAAGAAGAAATTACGTTAGAAGCAATAGCTGAATACTTAGGCGTGACAGATCGGACCGTGCGAAATCGGATTAAGAATCATGGAGGATTTAGAATTGCGAACGGATTAGTAGAAAGAAAGCAATAATGAAATTGTGAAAAACGTCGAGAATTTCATTTCTTCATTTTTTGAAAAACTCGAGTGTTTTCATTTCATTTCATTTTTCAAATCGTGAAAAATATCGAGAATTTCACTTCATTTCAAAATGTGAAATCGTGAAAATTTCACCGAGAATTTCACTTCAAATTGTGAAATGAAACCCTATACTACGTATAGGTAATTTCCGTTTCACTCCACAAGGTCATGAGAAAAAAAGTGGTGGGCTTAAGCACAGCCCGCCACACCATTTTTCTCTTACCATGACGAAAGCTAATTTTCAAAAATAAAAAAGTTAAATACTGTAAATTAGAAATGAAGCGAGGAAGGTTAAATAGCATGAATGAATTAACAAATAAAATACGCAAATGGGCAATTGATAGAGAATTAGAATCTGCAGATCCTTATAAGCAAATGCTCAAGCTTGGTGAAGAATTTGGAGAGCTATGCCAAGGAATGGCCAAAAGTCGAATGGATGAAGTCATCGATGCGATTGGTGATATGTATGTTGTCTTAACTATTTTATCGATGCAGCTGGACGTTGATATTCAGTTTTGTGTGCAAAAGGCATATAACGAAATTGCGAATCGAAAAGGCCGTATGGTAAATGGTGTGTTTGTGAAAGAAGCTGATTTGAATTTATGTCCGCATCAGGAAGCATGGGATGATTGCCCAGATTGCAGACACTAGGAGGTAGATCCATGATAACTGAATTTTTTATGCCAATGAAAAAAGTGCCCACCACAACCCACCAACAGAAACAAGTTACGGTGCAGAACGGAAAGCCTATCTTTTATGAACCGGAAGAGTTGAAGGCAGCGCGAGCAAAGTTGATGGCGCATCTTGGTCAACATGTTCCTGAAAAGAAATATACAGGACCAGTACGTTTAATTACGAAGTGGTGCTTTCCGATAACGGGGAAACACAAAAATGGAGAATGGAAAGCCACTAAACCGGATGTAACGAACCTGCAAAAGTTATTTGAAGATGTCATGACAGATTTAGGATACTGGACAGATGATAGATTGATAGTGAGTGCAATTACAGAAAAATTTTATGCTGACTTACCAGGCATATATGTATGTATTCAGAGTTTAGATGGAATGGAGGTATAGAAATGGAACGGAGATGTTCTTTTTGTAATTCTACACATCGAGTTTCCCGTTTCAAGGGTGGCGATTTATATTGCCTTAAACATTATTTGCAAATGAGGAATCACGGAAAAGTTACCAATGATCCTCCACTCAGAAAATGGAGAAATAAAATAATAATTGGCAATACCTTTTCAACGATTGTGACTTCTAAGGGTGAAAAAATAATTATTGATAATCAAAAAGTACCTATGATTACTCAGCATAGTTGGTGCTTAAGCAAAACAGGTTATGCAGTAGCAAATATAAAGGGCACAACAACTAAGATGCACCGATTAATAACTAATTGTCAGCCTGGTATGGTTGTTGATCATATTAACGGTAATCCACTTGATAATAGATTAGGCAATCTAAGAATTTGTAGCGCGAAAAATAATTCAAGAAATAAAGGGGTAGGCAGCAATAATTCTACTGGTGTTTTAGGAGTATCAAAATTGAAAAGTGGTCTATGGCGAGTAAGAATAATGGTCAATAAAAAAGAAATAAATCTTGGAAGGTACGAATCTTTTGATGAGGCAGTCAAAGTAAGAAGAGAAGCTGAATTAAAATATTTTGGTGAATACAGCCATACAGCTTCTAGAGGAAAACAATATGAACTATAAAGCATTTTATGCAGAAGTTGCTGATTGGATTTTACAAGTCAATCAACTGGCCGTCTCGCATGGAATGGAGAGCCATAAGTTTTGGTCTTGGGTATCTCGTTCCATTGGAGAAATGGCCAACAAGTACGAAAATAATCAATTGGTAACGCGGCAATTAACTATGCTATTCATTTGGCTTGATGACATTTATGCAGATATGCAAAAAAAGAAATAGCAACATTGCCAGCCATAGAAGAGGTGAGTATATGGAATTAACAGAGAAGCAATTAGAAATTGTGGCCAGAACTGCAGCTGCGGTAGCCGTCGAGAAATACCAGGCTGAACAACAGGAAAGAGAAAAGCATAAACATGATCGACGATTGCGAAATATAAAACTACTGTTACGAAATTATCGTTGGTTTGCTACACATTCTGCAGATATAAAACTGGATATTGTTGAACTTGATGAAAAGTTGGAGCTAGATGATTTAGATACAGATGAGTTCGCCGTCATGTCGATTAAGAAATCAAAGAAAAAAACGTTAGCGATGGTTAAGTTTATAAATAAAACGCTAGAGATTTACAAGCTCATGTGCGAAGAATCGGGGAATGTGGATGATATACGAAAGTATGAAACCATCTATCACATGTACATTTCGGAAGAGAAAAAAACAGTTGCAGAGATCAGTAATTGTCAATTTGCGAATGAGAGAACTGTTTATCGAAATGCTCAAAGAGCCTATGAAGACTTGGCAGTATTGATTTTCGGAGTAGATGGCATACGATTCTAAGTTGTCAAAAAGGAGTCATTTTAATAATAGTTTAAAGAAGGTATACTAGTAGTGTGATAATTTATAAGTTATCTCTGGCAGATTATTTTCTTTCCAATGTAAGGACCACTCAATTGGGTGGTCTTTTATATTATGAGACAGTGGCGGAATAGGTAGACGCAAAGTAGTGGTGTAGCTAATGGCTCTTGGTAAAAGGGTGCTGAAGCTTCAGCAGTATCGTGCATATACGAGATACCATGAAATTTACCATACAAGGTGCAAATCCTTGTCTGTCTCACCAAAAGCTACATTGGCAATGGGCTAGTTTAGCTGTTAGGCGATGTAGCTTTTTGAAAAGTGATCAAAACATCTAATCGCATGATACAATGTTTTCATCTTAAGATGGAGGTATCATAATGAACAATGACAAGATGTTTGAAAATCTAGAAACTATTCTAGACGAAACCGAAAATAAACAGTATCCAGATGATATCAAGATGACGTTTTACTATACGAATGGTGAAAAAGAAGATTTCGATGTCTCGATATTAATATGGGCTAGATTAATGGTTGCAGGTAAAAAGAGACTAAAATATTTCTTTTATAAAAACTAGATATTTAATCTTGATCACATAGTTAAAATGAAATTTGAAAACTTAGAAGCTTATTTATCATAGGCCAATTATAGATATTCTAATAAGCTAAGGGCTGAATGAATATGGGAGCACACGGGATAACATTACCTATGTGTGCTTTTTTACTTACATCATTTTTCTACTTTTCTACTATTCACATATATTTCCTTTCACTTTATGATTAGTATAAAAGGTGGTGATAATGTGCTAGTAGATTTAGTATATCCAGCAGATGTGCACTTAGAAAAAAAGCGTTTGAAGTTATCAGAAATTGAAGTTCAGGTATTACTTTCAAGTAAAAAAGTCGGTTCTCAAAAACATTATTATACTGTTGACGAGTTCATATTTGAAGATACTCCAAATGGTTCCGTTCTTACAGTGAAATTAAAATTTTAATTTATAATTAGTCGCTGAATCAATTGGCTTTTTATTAATTATCAGTAACGTAATACTTCCCTTTCTATATTTAGTTGAATGGGAGATGGCAAAATGAACAATACAAGAATTTATTTGATAAATAACAAGTTGAATAAAATTAAAACGATTTTTGATGGCAGAAGTAAAGACTTCATCAAAGAGTACGACACAGACCATCTAATCGATTTAAGTATGTTACTAGGTAAGTTAATGCGGATAAATGATGAAATAAAACAAATTTACTCAATTATTTTTGATTGGGAGAAAGATACTATGTCTTTAGTGTTAGCACCGAAAGGTATTCACCCTAATAGTAATAGTGGAAAGAAAATAAGCAAATTTGTAGAGCATCTCTAATGAGGTGCTTTTTCTTATGCCTTGATAACGACACATGATAACAGTCCATTAAAGATCCTTACGATGCGGTGACTATGAATTATCGTGTGTTGTTGTGAGGGTGTAAGTCAGGTTCTCTATGAACCTAAGAATAAATTGTGGAGGGATTGTATGAGTAAAGTTTATTAAAGAGCATGGAAAACATTTCGTCGTGATCCAAACGAAACACAAAGACAAAAAGATTCTTTTCAAAGATTAGAAGACAAACTTACCAAAGGCATGACACTACAGGGAAAACAACAGTGGCTCAATGATTCTAAGGTATATAGAGGACCACATGATTGGTAAGTAGAGTGAGATTAATAACTGTGGAGGGATGAACAATGAAAGACTTAACTATTAACTTAGGATTTAATAAAAGGTCACAACTCAAACTAAAAGCTATAGCCAAACATGCGGGTGTCATGGCAAAGGAACTTGAAGCATTGGCAGATGAATTAGAATCAATCGATAATGCAATTGAGTGTCCTCATTGTGGAAGCTTAGATGTTATAACCTATATGACTGACAACAAAGGCTACCAACGTCAGTGTACTCAATGTAATGAAACCTTTGATACAAAGGAATAGTTGAGGAGGCGATATGAATGCCATCTAAACCATTAAAGCCTTGCAACAAGCCTGGTTGTGCCAAGCTAACAACAGGTCGTTATTGCGAAGCGCATGCCACCCAGAAGACTAACGACAACCGTTACTATGATCGATACGCAAGAGATCAGCAGGCAACCAAGTTCTATCATTCAACTGCATGGAAGAAGGTACGGAAGCTTGTCATCATGGAGTCACATGGCTTATGTGTTCAATGTTACGAAGAAGGAAAGATTGTACTAGGAAGGGTAGTGGATCATATCATCCCATTAAAAGAAGATTGGTCAAAGGCTCTTGATATAAATAATCTGCAATACTTATGCCAAGCTTGTCACAATCGGAAGACAAGGCAAGGAAAGTAACTACCCCCCTACCTTTCAAATTATTTGTACAGAGTCGAAAACAACGATGCTCAATCGTCCGCGCAGAAAAACCCGTTTTTGAAATTATTTTTTAGGAGGTGATAGGGATGGCCGGAAGAAACAAACAGCCTTTAACTGTTATTCAAGGAAAAGGTAAGTCAAAGCATATTACAAAAGACGAAGCCGCAAAACGTGCTGCACATGAAGAAAAGATGCGAGGGAATAACGATAAAGTAATTGCGCCTAAATATTTGTTGAAAAAACAGAAATTAGAGTTTGAGAAGATTGCAGAAGAGTTAATAGCTTTGGATATTATAAGTAATCTTGATGTGGATACGCTTGCTCGCTACATTGAAGCAAAAACGGAATATCAACGCTTAGGTCCTGTTATTCGAAAGCTAAATCCATTAAAAGATTTGGAAGCTTATACAAAGCTTAGTCGAACACGTAAGCAGTTATCTGATGAATGTCGTTCATATGCTTCAGATTTAGGCTTAACTATCACCTCTCGATTAAAATTAGTTATCCCCTCTACAATACCTGCAGAAGCAAAAACAGAAGCTGAAAAACGTTTTGGTAATCGCTTATGACGGTATTAGATAGAGTATTTGCTTATTGTGACGACATTTTAGAAGGTCGTATAAAAGCATGTATTAAACATAAATGGGCGGTTAAACGCTTTTTAAAAGACTATGAGGATTGTATGAATAATCCAGATAGTCTTTTTTATTTTGAAGAAGAAGAGGGAGAAGACTTTTATTATTGGGCCCGTGAGTTTCACCATGTAGAAGGTGTGCTTGCGGAACAACCAGTTGAGCTAACGGATTTTCAATTATTTATTAGTGTTAACATCTTTTGTTTTAAAAAGAAATCCAATGGGGCCCGCCGATTCAGAAAAGTTTATATCCAATTAGCCCGTAAAAACGCAAAATCACAATTTTTAGCAATCATTGCTTCTTATATCACATTCTTAGGAGAAGAGAAGCAGCGTGCATATATTGCTGGTTGGCAAAAGGATCAATCAGATGAAGTTTATGAGGCGGTTAGAGATGGGATAGCCTCCTCGACTTTACTTGAGGGGAAATGGAAAGAAGCTTACGGAAAAATCGAAGTGTTAAACAATAAATCTATAATTGTTCCTCTTTCTCGAGAAACTCGTAAAACTGGTGATGGTAAAAACCCATCCGTTGGTATCGTTGATGAATATCACGCGCACCAGACGAGTGAGATTTATGACGTACTTCAATCAGGTATGGTGGCCCGTAAAGAACCGCTGATGGTCGTTATTACAACAGCTGGGTTTGATTTAAGCCGGCCATGCTATACAGAGTACGAGTATGTTAGTAGAATTCTAAATCCGGATGACGATATCGAAAATGAAGATTATTTTGCGATCATCTGTGAGTTAGATGAAGGGGACGATATTAAAGTTGAATCAAATTGGATAAAAGCTAATCCAATTGTTGCTACCTATGAAGAAGGCTTGGAATCAATTCGGTCAGACTTAAAGGTTGCTTTAGATGTACCTGAAAAAATGCGTTCTTTCATGACAAAAACCATGAATATATGGGTGGATATGAAAGAAGAAGGTTATATGTCCGCTAAAAAGTGGAAAGAATGCGAAGTTGAAGAATTCGATACTACTGGACGAGATGTTTACATTGGTGTCGATTTATCAAAAAAGATTGACCTAACAAGTGTTGGGTTTGCATTCCCTTTAGAATACTCTTTACATGTTGAGCAGCATTCGTTTATGCCCGAAGAAACCTTAAATGAACGTAGAACAAAAGATAAAGTGCCTTATGATCTATGGATTGAAGAAGGTTGGCTGGATGTTACTCCCGGAGCGGTAGTCGATTATGAATACGTAGAAGATTGGATTATGAATGAAATTATCAATAAAGGTTGGAATCCGATTATGCTTTGCTATGATCCATGGGGTGCTACTCAATTCGCTCAAAATATGGCGAACAAAGGAATTACTACTGTAGAAATACGACAAGGTTATGCGACTTTATCGGAGCCTACAAAAGACTTCCGTGAATATGCATATAAAGGTAGCATCACTCACTTAAAAGACAAGGTTTTAAATTGGGCAGTAGGAAATGCAATAACTGAGATGGATTCAAAAGAGAATATACTGTTATCTAAAAAGAAATCAAGAGAACGCATCGATCCAATAGCGGCAATCATAAATGCATTCGTACAAGCTCGTTTTGCACTAACAAAACCTAAGGGTGATGGGAACGTTAAATTTATATCAATGAGATAAGTCGCTCAATTTGAGTGGCTTTTTATTATGGAGGGGAATTACATGGAAGCAATCGATATTCTGAAAAGAGAAAAAGAACGAATTACAAAATTATTAAATCGTACTAACAGTCAAATTAGTGAGTTTAATGAAGAGATTATTCGTTTGAAAAAAGAAATAGTTGATTATGAAGAGACAATTAAGAACATAGATGCAACGATTATTAAATCAGGTGTAGATTCTCAAAACTATCCGTTATTCAAAAAAATAGAACGTGAAAGAAAAGAAGCGGTCACTGGAGATTATATTAGCCTTAGGGTGCCCAAGCCAGGTGATGTACCCATAGTAGAATTTAATGGAGAAGTCTTAGAAAACTTTGAATCGATTAAATTTGTTTGGATAACAAGAGGGATGGGGATGGATGATCCAATTATTATTTGTCCCTATTTTCTAGATATTCAAGGATTAAGAACTCTTGATGTAGATGGGGAACAACAATATGAATGTTATAGGATAGGCTTAGGAAAAGAGACTGAAGTAGAAAAGTTTAGAAAAATATATGAAAAAGATTAAGAGTAATCCGGCTTAGAAGGTGGTGAGAAAATGAACATCTTTCAGAGAACAAAATTAGCTTTTAAAGCTGCAGTAAGTGGATGGCAGGGAAAATTATTTGATTTTACGTCATGGTTTGGAAGAACTTTTTGGGGAATTGATAATTCGCAACTGGCCACAAATGAAAATATCTTTAGTATCATCACTCGATTATCGAATACAATGGCTTCCTTACCTTTGAAGCTGTATAAAGATTACGACATTCATAGTAATAATGTAGCCTTTTTAATTGCGAATGAACCTAATGCACAAATGACCTCATTTGAATTCATGCGTACGATGGAAGTGAATAGAAATGAAACAGGCAATGCATATGCTATCATCCAACGAGATATAAGGGCACAAGTTGAAGCTATCTATCCGCTGGATCCAACATATGTAACCCCATTTACTGATTTAGATACGGGTGAATTATGGTACAAAATAATTGCTCAAAATGGTACCTACTATGCAAATAGCGCGGATGTTATCCATGTAAAACATATAACAGGAGCAAGTCGTCTAGCAGGAATTAGTCCGTTAAAAGTGCTTGCTAATACTTTACGCTTCGATAAAGCGGTCCAAGATTTTGCTTTGTCTGAAATGGAAAAACTTGATTCTTTTTTGCTTTCATATGAAGCAAACGTAGATGAAGAGAAGAAGAAGCAAGTGGTTGATAATTTCCGCCAATTTTACGCTGAAAATGGTGGTGTTTTATTCAAAGAACCAGGCGTTGAAATTGCGCAGTTAGAGAAACAGTATATTTCTTCAGACATTATTAATAACGAAAAAATCACACGTGATCGAGTAGCAAACGTTTATAATGTACCAGTTATATTTTTGAATGAAACAGGCGGAGGCTTCAGTAATACGGAGCAACTTATGATTCAATTCGTGCAAATGACCGTTACTCCAATTGTTCGCCAGTATGAGCAGGAATTTAATAAAAAACTACTAACCACTAGCGAAAAACGCAGTGGTTTTTATTTTAAATTTAATATGGGGGCATTGCTTCGAGGTGATACGGCAGCAAGAACCGCTTTCTATCATTCGGCTTCACGAGATGGTTATATGACGCGAGATGAAATCAGAAGGTATGAAGACTTACCACCAATGGGAGGACAAGCAGCAGAACTTTGGATTTCCGGTGATATGTACCCTCTTGAAATGGATCCTGCATTAAGAAAAACAACTTCATTGAGAGGAGGTGAGGGGAATGGGAAATCAGAGTAAAAAATGTTTCTTTGACATTAAGGCATCTGTCGATGGTAATTCAGCAGATGTTTTTATTTATGGAGAAATTACTAAATGGGCCTGGGAAGAATTCGGAGAAATGTCTTCTACAATCTTCAAAGAAAAATTAGATGAAGCAGGAGATGTTGAAACCATACATCTGTATGTGAATTCACCGGGGGGATCAGTTTTTGAAGCAATAGCAATGGCGAATATGTTAAAACGACATAAGGCACATGTCATTGCGCATGTAGATGCATTAGCGGCTTCTGCAGCATCATTTTTTATAATGATTGCTGATGAAATTCGAATGCCTTCTAATTCAATGCTAATGATTCATAATGCATGGACATGGACAAGTGGAAATGCAAACGAATTACGAAAGGCAGCTGATGATTTAGATCGTATAAATCAATCAGCAATCCAAATGTATCTCGATAAAGCAGGAGATAAGCTTAGTGAAGAAACCTTAAAAGAATTGTTAGATAACGAAACTTGGTTATCTGCTGATGAAGCGTTTAATTACGGCTTATGCGATGTTGTGGAAGAGTCTAATCATATGGCGGCTAGTATCACAGACAAATATAAGCAACATTACAGAAATGTTCCTAGACAACTGCAAAAACTAATTCCTAGCGCAATGTCTGCAGAAGAAAAAACTTTACGTGAACAAATTTTAGCTGACTCCAAAGTAAATCAATTGTACCTAAAAACAATACTTTAATGAAAAGAGGAAAATGAATATGAAAAAATCTAATCAAAAAGCGGTATTCCAGCCATTAATGTTGAAATTACAGTTTTTCGGCAACCAAACACTATTCGAATTAAAACAAGCGATGGCTACTATTGGTCAGCAACTTCAAAAAACAGAAGGTGAATTAACGGCTTTAGCATCCAATACATCTTCATCATTAGAAGATATTCAAAATATGCAGAAGTCTAAAGCGGATTTGCAAGCGCGTTTTAATGTAATTAAAGAGCAACATGATACGATGGAAGCTGAACAAAAAGCAGCATTAGCGAATAAACAAGCTCAAGCAAATGCAGGTATTGGAGGAATTGAAGATCCTCAACAAAAAGTAGTTGCAGCCAAAGCTTCATTAATTCGTGCAACAATGAAAAATAAATCAGTTGGCCAAGATGTTCGCGCTGTGTTAGGTGATGGAAATAATACAGGTGGCGAGAAATTCTTACCTAAAACTGTTTCAAGCGATGTAATTCTTGCACCTCTTGCCAAAAATCCATTACGTGCAATTGAAACAGTAACCCAAATCACAAACCTTGAATTACCACGTTTGGCATTCACTTTAGACGATGATGATTTCATTGCAGATACGGAAACTGCAAAAGAAATGAAGCTAAAAGGTGATAATGTTGTCTTCGGCCGACATAAATTTAAAGTTTTAGCGGGTGTATCTGAAACAGTATTGAACGGTACTGATGCTGCATTAGTAACACATGTTGAAAATGCTCTACGATCTGGTGTTGCTGCAAAAGAAAAGAAAGTGGCATTTGCTACAACCCCTAAAACTGGTGAAGAGCACATGTCCTTCTACTCTGATGAAACAAATATTAAAAGAGTACAAGGTAAGGACATGTATAAAGCAATTAAAGCAGCAATTACGGATCTACACGAAGATTACCGTGAAAATGCAACCATTGTGATGGCCTATGCTGATTATTCAGACCTCATTGAAACTTTAGCAAATGGTAGTGCTACACTGTACACGGCTCAGCCAGAACAAATCCTTGGTAAACCAGTTGAATTCAGTGATGCAGCAGTAGGTAAACCAATTGTCGGCGACTTTAACTACGCACAGTTCAACTATGATCTTGGTACATTGTTTGAAAACCAAAAAGATATTAAAACAGGTATCGAAAACTTCGTTGTCACAGCATGGTTTGACCACCAAATTAAATTATCATCTGCATTCCGTATCGCAGAAGTTACACCAGCGCCTTAATAGGGATAACCTATAGGCGCTTTTAAATTCTCTGAAAAGAAGGTGAAACAATGTATAAAGTGATCAATAAATTTATAGACAAAGATGGTCATGTTTATGAAGTTGGTAAGCCATATCCTGCCGAAGGTAAAAAATTAACTAAAACACGAGCTGAATTTTTAACAAAAGTTCACCCTGAATATGATGTTGCCTTTTTAGAATTCATTGAGGAAGAAGAAGAGAAAAAAGAGGCTAAAACGTCTAAAAATAAAAAAACAGCGGATGAAAAAGGCAGTGATAAGTAATGATTTCACTGAAATTAGTCAAACAATGGCTGAAAATTGATTGGGATGAAGAGGATGTAATCCTTGAATTCTTAATCGTATCGGCTAACTCACACTTGCTAGGTTCTGGTTGCGTTATTCCTTCTGTTGATTCACCGGATTATCAAACATATGAATTAGCGGTTTTAATGCTTGTTTCTCATTGGTATAACAATCGAACAGGTGTTGACGATATGAACGATATTCTTTCGAAGCCATTAACTTACGGCATACAAGATCTAATCTTGAAGCTAAAAGCTATTCCAAAGCCGATTTTAGGTGATATTCATGCGTAAAAGTAACGTAAATCGTTTGGATTGTCGAATACACTTTTTTAAAACAGAAATGATTAAAAATAGTTATGGTGATCGTGTGCCAAAAGATATTGTACTGTTCTCCTGTTGGGCAGAATTTTTCGGCCAATCCATTCAAAATAAAATTTCTGCTATCGGCACTGTATTTGAGGATACAGTGTTTTTTAATGTGCCTATTCAGATGCAAAAGCAGCTAAAAAAAGAGCCATTAAAAATCAAATATAAAGACCAAGATTACGAAGTCAAAGATGTAGGACCTTCAAATAATAGAGATTTAGCAAGAATTACGGCGAAAGTGGTGTCATAAATGGCTGAAATCGATATGAGAAGTGTAGAAGCAGGTTTGCGTAAATTGGCAGGCCAGAATAAAAGGGTCTTGAATAAAGCTGTGAGAAAGGCTTCTGAGGTAGTTGTTAAGTCATTAGAGGAAAATACACCACTGGCACGTGAAAAGAGTCGTGATGGGAGTTGGAAAGCTCAAAGACAATATGAAAATGCGAACAGTCTAAAACGCACGAAGTATAGTCATTTAAGAGACGACATTGTTACTTCCAATGTGAATCAAGAAGGCAGAATGCAAGTGGGCTTTAGTAAAGATACGTATTGGCGTGCTCATTTCCCTGAAATGGGTACGATCAATCAAAAACCTCAAGGATTTATGGAGAAAACAACCCACGAATCACAAGATGAATTTTTTAATGAATTAAGTAAAGAGCTAAAAAAGGGGCTGGGGCTATGATTGCGGTAAAAGCAGTGAATGACATTCTAAGCACTAATGAAAGTGTTACTTCCTTAGTGCCTGATGAGAAGATTTACATGATTGATATCCCAGCCGTATATCAAAAAATTGAGAATGCTCCCTTATTACGTATAAATGAAATCTACGATTATGCTGAATCATTTAGTAGCAACAAAGTTTTTTCAGAGGTTTATCAAGTGCAAATTGCAGTTTGGGCCAAGACTATTGAGGAGCTTGAACCATACAAAAAAATATTAGATCAAGCAATGGCGGCTGAAAATTGGAGTTGCTATTACCGATTTCCGTTAACGAAAGATGAAGAGATCGATTTATATATGTTGGCGAGAAGATACGTTAAACAAATTATTGAAAACGAGGAGGAACAATAAATGATTAAAGTGGGTTTCAAACGTGCTACTTTTGCAGTATTAGATGCTGCAGGACAAGTAGTGCCAGGCAAAGTATTCATTATAGAAGGTAAACCGGGAAAAGGTGGTATGGTTGAAGCCACTATCTCAGGTATTTCACCTGATTCTATCAAAGTATACGCTTCAAACACTGCTTATTTTGTTTCCGCAAAAGGTACAGGGGATGTAAAAGCGGATATTGATATTTTAGATATTCCACAAGAAATGCAAGAAGCTGTCCTTGGACGAAAAAAGCATACTGACGGTTTTACTCTAATTGGTGAAGATACAGACCCGCCATATGTGGCAGGTATTTTAGAATCTGAAGATGCAAATGGTCAACCAGTTTTATATTCATTGTTACGTGGTAAATTCTCAGCTGGAGATGAAAGATTTAAAACCAATGAAGATAAACCAGGTGAACCAGAATCAGAAAAATTGACGATGGATTGTACAGCAAATGATGACGGTCAAACGATTGCATACGGTATTGGTTCTGAACTAGCAAGTAAATTAAGAGCATATGCATTCCCAGGATATACATCTGAAGTGCCAGCGCCATAACAATTAGCCTTCCACCATGGAGGGCTTTTATTTTTTATAAAAATGGAGGAATGACAATGTACACATTAGAACTAACGAATCCAAAAACGAAGGAAGTTACTACGCATACAAAAGATTGGGTAAGCGCAAAAAATTTAATTACTGCACTGAAACTGAATAATGAAGTTTATCAAGATGAAGTAGAACGAACATTGGGTCTTGTTAATTATGTAGCAGGTTTATTTGATATTAAGTCAGATGAAATTTTAGAAGGCATACAAGCACATGAATTAATGAAAAGAATGTACGAAATTTATTACAAAGTGCTGGGTTATAGCGAAAAAAAGGCTCAACGTCTGATCCAGATCATGCAGGACGTGGAGATGGAAGAAGATCTGGATTAACGGCTCAAGAGTACTTGGATGACATCAATCGGTTGGTCAAGCAACTTATGAAAGATGGTATGAGTTACACGGATGTTATGAATGCTGACTTTAATCATTTGATGGAAGTTTTAAGTACAAAAGAGAAGAAAAAAGAAGTTCAAGTAGTAGATTTAGCAGACTTTGTGAAATCACTACCTTAAGAAAGGAGGTAAACCATGTCACAAGAAAGACCACTCGGTCGGATGATCATAGAACTCGGCATGGATGCAGCGAAATTTAATAAATCGTTAGATGGAATTAAATCTGATCTGAAGGTTGCCCAGTCTGCTATGAAAGCCAACGTTTCTGTTTTAGAACAAGCAGGAGATAAATATGGTGCTTTAGGTGAAAAAGTTAAGGGGTTAGGCACCGTCATTGAAGTAAATAAACGTAAAGTTGAAGAATTACGACGTAAACATGCCGAAGCAATTAAGACTTTCGGTGCTGAATCTGACCAGGTGGCTAAACTAGCAAAGGATATAAATACTGCAGTTGCTCAACAGGCTTCGTGGGAAAAACAAATAAGCCGTACGAAATCCGAAATGATTGAATTCAAAAATTCAACGAAGGATTTAGAAGATGAGTTTTCTAAACTGAAAAAATCAACAGACAAAAATGTAGAAAGCCTAAGGAAGAGCGGACTGTCTTTCACGGCACAAAAAGAGAAACTCAAGGGGCTAAGTGAACAGAGCAATAAGCATCGTCAAATAGTAGAGCTGCAGAAACAAAAAGTAGACGAGCTTACTAAAGAATTTGGCGAGCATGATCGTAGAGTTGTGGAGGCAACAAGTAAATATAAATCCCTTGTGGAAGAACAAAAGAAGCTAGATAACTCCTTTAATTCGCTTAATCGAAAAGTTGGAACCGTGGGGCCTAGAATGGGTAAGTTTGCGGATAACTTAGGAAAAGCAGAAGCGAAATTAAAAGGGTTATCTGATCGTTCTATCGAGACGGGTAATAAAGTGAAAGATGCAGGTCGAGATATTACGTCTACATTCGGAAGAATCGCTACGGCTGGTGGATTAGGGCTAGGTTATACCATTAAACAAGCGGCTGACTTCGAACAAGCCATGGCTGATATTAAAGCCTTGATGGCACCATCTGAATGGGCACAATACGGTAAAGGTATAACGAAGTTAGTAAAAGATTTAGGTGTAGAAACCAAGTACAGCAATAAAGAAGTCGCTATTGGCGCGCAAGAATTAATCAAGGCTGGTGTTGATTTAGAAGCCATTATGGGCGGCGGACTTAAATCGGCTTTATCTTTAGCCACAGCGGGTGAGCTTGAATTAGGCGATGCGGCCGAGATTGCTTCCACAGTACTCAACTCATTTAGAGACGATGGAATATCAATGGCTAAAGCGGCTGATTTATTGGCAGGGTCGGCGAATGCATCAGCAACATCTGTTGGAGAAATGAAGTATTCATTGGCTATGGCATCCAGTGTGGCTTCAAGTGTTGGGTTTAGTTTTGCTGATACAAACAACGCATTGGCCGTATTTGCGGGCGCAGGACTTAAAGGCAGTGATGCAGGTACGTCCTTGAAAACCATGCTATTACGTCTTTCGCCACAAACTGAAGCGGCCGCAGATATGATGGGTGAATTAGGCATTGCTTCGTACAATACAACAGCTGGTTATAAATATCTAGTTGAAAAAGGATTACATCCCGCATCTCGCACAATCTATGATTTAGATAAACAGTTCCAAGAGTTAGCTAAACAAAATCTAGGCGCGGGTGCTAGTACAGCCAAGTTGAAAAAAGAATTTAATCGTTTGCAAAAGGCAAGTGGCTATTTATCATCAGACTTTTTCGACGAACAAGGCAATGTTAAATCAATGGCGGAAGTTTTTGATATACTACAAAAATCCACTAAGAATCTATCAAATGAACAGAAGATTAATGCATTTAACACAATCTTCGGTTCTGATGCGATTCGAGGCGCTATGATTGCAGCTAAAAAAGGAAGAAAAGCATTTGATGAAATGGGTGTGTCCATTAATAAAATCAAAGCTGATGATGTTGCTGCAACAAAAACGGAAACCCTCAAGGGTGCTATTGAGCGGATGGGTGGTGAGTTGAATAGTGCGGCTTCTGCATTCGGAGAGAACTTAATACCCGTTGTTGTAAAAGGTGCTGAGGCTATAGAAAAATTAGGTGGTTGGTTTAATAAATTAGACTCAGACACTAAACGATATATTTCTACAGCAGCCGCTGTTGGTGTTGGCATCACAGCACTTGGAGTAGGAGTAGGATTACTAGGGCTTGGAATTGGTGGATTGTTTACTGGTTACGTTAAATTAGCCAGAGGTGGAGCTAGTGTTTTAAGGTTTTTATCGAGAGGTGCAATCGATTTAGGTAGCTTCAATGGAATGACAAAAGCTAGTACTCAATCGCTCAATGACGAAACAATTGCTTTAAATTCCAATACAACTGCGCTCGAGCGAAACAATGCTGCTAGGCGAGGAGAAATTGTTGGTAGCGGTCGGTCAAATAAAAAGGGCCCAAAAAGAAAAACTAGTATTCCCGTCAACACATATACAAGTGAGCCAAATACACGAGTAGGTAAATCAAGGAAGATAAAAAGCGGATTAGGTAAAGTAGGAAAAGATGGCTTGTTGAAAAGGCAACTGCCTATTGGTAAAGTAGCTAAAGCAGGCGGTCTTTTTGGTTTAGCTGTAGGTGGGCTTGGAATTTACAACGCTATTAAATCAAAAGATAGTGATAAATGGTCTGGTTTAGGTTCAGCAACTGGATCAATGACAGGTGGTGCGATAGGGGCAGCATTAGGATCATTTATACCTGGTTTTGGTACAGCTTTAGGAGGTATTGCCGGCTCATATGCAGGCGATAAACTCGGTACAATTATCGGGCAAGAATTCGATAAAAATGCCCAAAAAAATAAAGCAAAAAAGGCAGCTGAAAAAGGTGCTACTTTATCTTTAAAAGTTAAAGGTATTGATGACTCTACACAAGCTGCCTTAAAAGAATATGACAAGTTATACCAAGGTGCCAAAGTAAAATTAAATCAAATCATGATGTCTAACTCTGTAATCAATGAGAAAATTAAAAATGATACAGTAGAGAAATTCACTAAAATGAAAGACAATGTATTGGCTACTTTGAAAGAACGCCAGCAACAAGAACGTGTAGAAGCGCAAAAAGCGTTAGATTCTAACAAATCATTATCTGATAAGAAAAAACAGCAGGCTCTAACTGAGTTAGATGAAAAGCATAAGGCCGAAATTGAAAAAATAAACAAAAGCAATGCTCGAATTAACGAAATTATGAGTAATGCTTCTAAAGAAAAAAGAGCCTTAAACAGCAAAGAAAAAGCTGAAGTTACTCGTATTAACAAACAAATGTACAATGCTAAAATACGAAACACTGCACAAGGCGAAAAAGAATTAACACTCATAAAAAAACAGCGTAGTAAACAACGCTTTGATATTACGACAAAAGAAATGCTAGATACAATCGCTGCAGCCAATAAAGAGCATGACAAAACGGTAGAACAGGCTAAGGAGAAATTTAACAAAAAAGTTGCATATGCGAAGATTCAACGTGATCAGCTTCGCGTTATAACTAAAGAAGAATACAAGAAGATTGTGGAAGATGCACGGAAAGAAAAAGAAAAGACGGTTAAACAAGCCAAAAATAAGCACGATGGTGTAATAAAACACGCTAAAGCTCAAAAAAAGGAATCGACTAAAGCTTCACGAGAGCAAAAAGAAGCGAACATAAAGAATGCTCAAAAAGAGACAAGCGGTATTGGAAAAGCGTGGTCACAACTCGCAAAGCCATTCAAAAATTTGATGGATTGGTTTAGTGGTTTATTTGGAGGTAAAAAGGCACCAGAACCACCGATTTACAACAGTAGATCCAAAGGTCCTTCTGCTATGTATGCGAGAGGAACTTATCAGGGTAAACATAAAGGTGGTACCGCGCTAGTTGGGGAAGAAGGAGAAGAGCTTTCATATATCCCGAACCGTGGGTATTCATTACTTGGTGTTGGTGGTCCACAGATATTAGATTTACCAAGCGGTTCAGCGGTTCTTCCACATGACAAAACAAAAGATGTTCTAAGCAGATACAACTTCCCTGCCTTCAAAGACGGAACTGGTGATGACAATTGGTTTAAGAAAACTCTTAAAGGTGCAGGGAATTTTGTTAAAAATGGCATTGGTTATTTGAAAAACAAAGCTGTTGATGCATTTGATATCATATCAAATCCAGAAGCTATGTATGGCAAATTAAAAGATGCTTTTGGACTAAATATAAATTTCCCTAAGATCATGGATTCCTGGACGTCTGGATCGATGGCTGGATGGGTAAAAGACAAAACAATCAAGATGGTAAAAGGTCTTTTCGGAACCATGGGTGGCGATATTACACTAGGTAATACGGCTATTACTAACCAATGGGGTGTATATGATTCTTTGTATCAAATCGCTCAAAAAGTAATGAGCTCTCCACTTGGTAGAGGTTTAGTTGTGACAAGTGGACATAGACCAGGTGACATTTATGATCATGGTAGACATGCAGCCATTGACTTGAGCGGTTTCGGGTCTAATGGTGGTTATAAGGCTGTTGCAAAATGGGCTTCTATGTTGCCGGGAGTTGCTTATACAATCGGTGATAATACCGTGTATGGTCGGAAATATGGGAATGGTTTAAAACCTTCTTGGGCAACTGGACACATGAATCATGTTCATATCTCTTCATGGCCGGGTGCTAAGTATGAAGATGGCGGTATCATCAATAAGCAACATTTAGCTATGGTAGGCGAGGGAAATAAAAAAGAAGTTGTAATTCCATTGCAACCTAAGCCCGGCATGCGTAGTAGAGCCTTAGATTTATTGGCATATGCTGCGCAGAACTTATTAGGAAACAATTCTTCTTCTGCATCATCAGCTGTGGAGGAAAGTGGCATAGTTAAATTGCTTACTCAACAAATGAGCATGATGCAACAACAGATTGATTTATTAACACAATTAGTAGCCAAAAATACAGATGTGTTCTTAGATGGTCGAAAAGTTTCTAAGGAGATTAATAGTTATCAAAATAAACAAGAACAACGAAAAAATAGAGCGAGGGGGATGTCTACAATATGATGTCAATAGTATATGGAGGCGTATCGTTTAAATCGCTCGGTATTTTTATCAATGACAGTATTCCACAGGCTCCTCAATTATCGAGAGTGACGCAGGACATCCCAGCTAGAAGGGGTGTTCTTTTTTATGGCAATACGATAGGGGAAAGATTTATTGCAATTAGTATTACAATTATCGCGTCCACACGACGAGAGCAGGAAGATAAACGACGAGCATTAGAAAATTATATTATCCAAGATACGAATGTAGAGAAGGAACTGTATTTTGATGATATGCCGGACTGGGTTTATTACGGTTCGTTTTCTGAAATTGGGGAGTATAGCAGGCTTCAAGGATACGATTTACAAACGACTTTAACCTTTGCTTGCAGTGATCCTTATCGGTATGGAGAACAAGAACAAATTCAAGTGGATGGCTCCACCTTGCTTCTAACTCCGAAGGGTGAGCAAGAGACATATCCTATATTTGGAGCTATAGCAAAACAAAACTTAACTGAAATTGGTGTGAGCACAAAAGATCAATATGTATATGCTGGTGGACAGGTAAACGTAGAGACAGGTGAAACAATAGTTGAGAAGTATGAAACAGTCTTCCATGATACAGCTCAAAACTTAGGCTTATGGCAACGTGTTTCAAATGACCCCAAATATCTTTCATGGGAAATCGAAAATGGCCATATAGGGAAAGGATCAGATTTTCAGCAAGGGAAAGACGCGTTCGAGGTAAAGACGTTTGGTGAGAAACAAGTTGCAAATGATGTGTGGTATGGCGCGGGTCTTAAACGTATGCTCACAGCTGCACTAACAGATTGGAGAGTCACATTTAGAATTCAATCTATTTCAAAATATCACCGTTCTAAAACGAAACTTGAATTATACTTACTTGATACAACAGGTAAACGTGCGGGTAAATTAAGTATAAAAGATACGAGCGATGGGACCGAGCAGGAAGCCTACATGCAAGTTTATCGAAATGACGGCAGTACAAAGACTGTGGGTGAGTTTAAAGCAGCCTCTAAAAATGCTAAGAATAAGAAAATAACGATTAGTGGTAAAAAGAAAGTAAAGAAAACAGATTCCAAAGGCAAGGTCACTTATACGTATCAAACCATTACGGAAACGGTGAACGAAAACTCGGGTGAAAATAAGTACACTGACTTTTATGGGTACTTGGCTCTTGAAAAGATAGGCCAGAAGTTTATCGCAACTATTGTGTCATTAGATCCTAAAACACGTAACGAAGTATCGAGAAATGAAATGATTTGGATTGATTCAACTGGCACTTTTAGAAGCCTGCTTGGTGGTTTTGGTCTAGTCGCAGCTAAACAAGATATTCGAGAAGATGAAATCGGAGTATCATATACTTCAAACTATCTTGCGTTTTGTGATTTGAAAGTAGAAAAAATTAATGTAAATAAACAAGAAGAAGTGATTAGTACATCGCCAGAAGTCATCATTTTTACAGGCGATGAAATTGTGATTGATTGTGAAAAGGGTCGCATGTACAAGAATGGGATGTTATGGATGGATGCATTAGTTATTGGGATTGATTGGATTAAACTCCACGGGAATCTAACAGAAGAAATTGCATTTAGCGATGGATTAGATTGGTCGATTACATACCGGCCGACATCATATTAGGAGGTGTATAAGTTGAACTTATTGGTTATGCATACAGATTCGCGAGGTTATGACAACCTGAATTATAAAGTTGTTGCATCATTGAGTAATGACAATGCACAAAGCTGTCCATTTTATGATGATATGCGAATCGAGAAAATTGAAAACTTCGATGATACTTATATACTCTCTGTTCCTGAAGATCGCCAGGAGGCACTTGCTCTTGTGGCGGGTGCTTTCATTTTATTCGAAGATGAAAGTGAAAAGTATAGACTGTTTCGTATTTATAGTGAAAGTAGTAGAGCTATCGGCAATATACATTCCAAAACGGTTGAAGCAGAAAATGCTTTTATTAATGACTTGAATAAAACAGTCGTCGCTAAATCGAAACTTAAAAATGTAGATTTTTCCGAAGCTATGGCGCATATCTTGGCGCTTAGCGGTTGGGAAGTTGGAAATGTAGAATGGCTTGGAGAAATACGTTCGTTAGAGTTTGACGGCACAACAAATGCCCAGGAAGAGCTACAAAACTTAATCAATACATACCGCGGTGAGATTGATGCGTATGTAAAAGTTAGAAACGGTCGAATAGTTGGCAAATACTTTGATTTAGTTGAAAAGCGGGGCAGAGATAACACAGGCAGACGTTTTGAATATCGTCGTGATATAAAAGGCGTTACTCGAACAAAAGTGGATACAGAGCTGTATACGGCGATTAAGGCACGTGGTAAAGATGGAATGTCTTTCGCTTCTATCAATAACGGATTAGACACTCTTTATGATGTTGAAGCTAATGAAATATACAATGATGGCCGTGAATATCTCGTTAAATACTTTGAGTATGAAACGGAATATCCTTCCGCGTTATTAGCAGCTGCACGTGAAGAATTAAACCGGGTGAATCATCCGATTTACAATTATGAAGTCGAGCCTGCTCTGTTAGATGAAACGACTGGTTATGATGAAGCGCCTGTCTTGTTGGGTGATAGTGTTCGAGTTGTTGACTTTGCTATGCAACCGGAAATGACGGTAAGTGCTAGAGTAATCGAAAAACAGACCTCATACAGCAATGTTGGGGCAAATACGGTCGTGCTTGGTGAATATGTTGAGCTAGACAATGATGTTCCTGGACTCATTCAAAAGCTACAGTCGCAACTAACTGATGTAAGCAAAAACATTAATCCAGTTTATCGTTTAGAAATCTTCAGCAGTAATGGCATTGTCATTAAAAATGGAGTAGGCGATACGCAATTAACAGCACGAGTTTATAAAGACAACGTGCGAATATTCGGGGAGCCACATCAATACAAGTGGGAGAAAATATTGCCTAACGGAACGCATGACACTGAATGGGAAATGGCCAATGAAGGGGTAGGACAAACCATTTATTGTGATGCTATTGACTTTGTAAATAACGTTTCTTACAAGTGCAGCTTCTTAACAGATGAATACAATTATGTAGCGACTTCATACTTCAAAATGGAAGTGGATCGTGTGATTGGTGAAGTCAATAAATTACGTACAGCCAATAGCATTGTAATTCCATTTATAACTGATACCCACTATGCTACAGACGCTTTTGAGGACCAACAAGCAAAGCTACGGTCACTCTACCACATCAACAATGTTGTGGAAGTCACACACCAAATAAAATGTGATGTGGTTGTTCACGGTGGGGATATTGTGGATGGTAAGACAAGTAATTATCTTAATAAAGCTAATCTCAAAACAGTTGTCGATGCGCTAAACGAATCAGATTGCCCTGTGATGTTTGCGAAGGGAAACCATGATGACAATGGTCTTGGTGATGTTCGAACAGCAGGTAATCAAATGACAGCATGTACGAAGCCAGCAGAAATGAAGCCAATCCTAAGCAAAAATTATATTAAAAGCAACATTGTCTTTTCTTCCACAGACAACGCTAATTATTGTTATTACGACATAAAGGATAAAAAGGTAAGAGTATTTGTTCTTGATAGTTATGATCTGCGGTATGACTTACTGGGAAGTGACAAGAAAAATAAATACCAATCACGTAAATTCGGAGCTTATCAAAAGGCACAAATCAATTGGCTTATTGAGCAACTTAAAAATACGCCTAAAGATTATAAAATACTTACTTTCCATCATTATGCAATGTATGGTGCGGCATCCCAGGATGAAACGCCAATCATTAATAGTGAAATTGTAGCGGGTATATTAAATGCTTGGCAAAACGGCAGCAGTTACAGCGGAAAAGGTACCAACAGTGATTTTGCTGTAACTGTAAATGTTGATTTTTCTACACGTGGGAAAGGCATGTGGTTAGCTGCATTAAATGGCCACTGGCATAGCGATAAAGCGAAACGTGAAGGATTGGGGAACGTGCCAACTATTATGAGTATTTGTAGTTTAGGTGCTCGTGATAATGATGGGAATGACCGTACTCTAGGCACTACTGTGGAGGACGGTTGGGATGTTATTGTCGTCAATTTAGATACCAACATGATTAACCTAGTACGGTTTGGCGCTAATGCTGCAAATAAGCCTATAAGGTCTTATTCTGGGGGTGTTAGCTAATGAAAGTAGTGGCAAGTAGTGAAACCACTTTAAGTAGTACCAATGATATTTTTGTAGGTCCTAACCCTCCACCTCATCCAATGGTTGGACAAATATGGCTTGATACTTCTGTAAAGCCACCTGTATTAAGGATGTGGGATGGAGAGAATTGGATTGTCCAAGAGATGGACTTAGAACAATTAGATCCGGATTTCGTTGAAAAAATACGAGATTCAAATCAAATTGATTATCAAGAGGCTATGGATTTTGCGAATGCTCTTTCCGAAAGAATGAAAAACGAATCTGCAAGGCTTGATGGGCTATTCGACAATGTAGAAGCATTGAGTACAAGAACCAATGAAAACAGTAGCCAATTGTCCACTATCAAACAGTCTTATTCTGGTTTGGAATCAAAGGTTAGTAATTTAGAAGCAAATACTTCTTCCTCAATTACACAGTTAAGTGGACAAATTAACCAGCGGGTTATGAAAGGCGATTTAATCAGCCAAATTAACTTAGAAGCCGGCAGTGCTTACATTTCTAGTAAAGCGATTGTGCTTGATGGTGATACTACTGTGTTAGGGGCATTTTATGCTCCAAAGGTATTAAGTGGTTCTACTGTTTCCGGAAATGCCTACACGTTGATCGAGGGCGCCTATTTAAAGAGTCGTGGGTATTTTTCAAAGACTTGGCTTGAGGGGACAAGATCCGGTTGGCATGAAGTAACTATTGATAAAGGACATATGAAAATGAAGGATACCACGAATGGTGGCGCAGTTTACTATACTGCTCGTGGAATTAGTACCCAAATGGATGGGGATAACGATGGGCAAGCTTCCGGTACCATCGAATTTATGTCACGAAAGTACCTAAACAGTGTGAACGGTTTAACTATTTCATCATCTGGTCGTTTAGCTTTAGAATCAACAGCGGGATCCCGAATTTATATTAACCCACGTGGTGCAGGTGTTCATATAGCTGATGAAAACGATACTTATTATGATTTATATGCAAATAATATATTTGCCACTAGGTCATTGTTCATCAACGGTTGGGAAGCTGCAACAAAAGATTATGTTCGTAGTCAAGGGTATTTAACTTCTGTTCCTAGTTACTACACACAAGATGGCCAAACTTACGTGTCAGCGAGTGGGAACTTTCGAAATAGTAGTAGCGGGAGTAATACTTTGATTGGTACCGGCGGAAAAGTTTGTATGGTTGGATGGAGTACAACATCCGCTGGAAACTGGCAAATAGCTAAAGGATCTTCTTGGGAGAATGGGTCTTCTTATACGTATAAACAAGATATAAAGGAAATGAATAGGCCAGCTTTACCAATCATAGAAAATCTAACAATTTGTGAATACAGATTAAAGAATGGTGTATTAGAGGGTAAGTTTAATAACTGGCAAATGGGTCTTATCTCTGAATATTCATCACCCGTCGCATCAGAAGATGGTCTTGGTATCAACAGTTATAAAATGGACAGTATGATGTGGAAAGGGATTCAAGAACTTTATCAAATGGTGAAGGGGATTTTATATACCCAGGAAATGGCTTTAGTTGATCTGGAAGAAGTGAAACGTATCATAACTGAATTAAAAGGGGCTAACACAAATGAATAATGAGCAAATTTATCAACGTATGATTAGAGATTTAGGGAAGCGTATTGCAACTTCAGAAATTGAAAAAGCAGAATCATATGCTCTTTTAGAACAGGCTCAACACCATATTAATGAGTTATTAAACCAAGTTGATGAGTTAAAGAAAGGGGGTGAGAAAAAAGATGAAGGTGGAGTTACTGAATGATATAGATACAATAAAAAGTGGTGATAATGCTACTCGTATTGAATTGGCAATAAAGGATGAAAACAATCAATTTGTTAATCTAGAACCATTTAAAAAAATTGAAGTGGCTATTGGCTATCAACACGCGCTCATTAATACAGAGCCGCCGATAATTGATTATGAAAAAAATTCTATTGCATTTACCATTTCATCTAATTTAGCCGCGGGAAAATATACAATTGAAGTACATTTGATTAATCAGGATGACGGCATTATAAAAGCGCCGAATGCTGGTTTTTTTGTTTTAATAATCGAAAAATCACTTGATGAAGCAGGCAATATGGTTACTTTTGTTTCAGTTCAGCAGTTATTGGAGGATATAGCTGCTGTAAAAGAATTAGTGAAAAATATTACTGGCGATGGCATTGAGGAAGCTATAAATTCCTCTAAGTTAGCAGTCACCAACAGTTCTTTAGCTTTGGAACAATCTCAAGAGGCAAATACTAAAGTACAAGAATTGATTGACAAGATAGACACAGCCGCAGAAGAATCATCCCTAGCAAAAGAATTAGCCGTAACATCTAATGAGCTTGCAAATAAATCTTTTGAAGAAGCTCAAACAGTGAGACAAGAATTTGATAGATTGACGACTGGCAATGCGACTGCTGAAGTTATTAATGCCCGCGGAGACTTTAGTAGCTTACAAGAGCGTTTAGATGCGGGAGAACAATCCGTCAATGAAAAAGATACAGCCGTTTTAAACTTAGCTAAGATTTATACAAATGAAAAGGTTGCTGATATTACTTCTATTAATTTAGAGGGATACGCGACCACGCTTGAAGTCGACGAGAAAGTACAGAGTGCTAAAAATTATACTGATGAAAAACTTAGCAAAATTCCTGCGTTAGATTTAACAGGTTATTCTACAACGATCCAAGTAGATGCAAAAGATGCTCAAATTTTAAAATCAGCAAAAGATTATACTGATAGCCAATTATCGAGTGGGGGTTCCGGTACCAGTGGAATCCAATTGCGAATTAGAAATAGAAGATTAGAATATTTCGATGGTCTATCGTGGCAAACACTTAGGAATGAATTGACTGTGGCACCAAGTGAATAAAATTAGTAGCGTTATTTTTATTGGTAAAAGGATATTCTCTCTTTTTGTCGAATTAAGTAGATAAATAGATAGAGAGGAGGGGTAATTTTGGTTATTGTTTTTAAATGGAAAAGTGGCGGAGAGTATTTAATCAATGAAAACCAAGTTTCTGGTGATACTGACTTTATTAAATGGTATAAGGAAATGGATGAAGAAGCAGAAATTGAAATGTACGGGAAAAAATATTCAAAATCTGAATTAGAATCCGTTGAAATATTATTCAATAAAAAAGTAGTTGATAATAATTTAGTCGATATTAAATAATCATTCATTACTGGAGCTTTCCAAATACCTTCCACATTTAATGTGGAGGGTATTTTTATTATAGAGAGAAGCCCTGTTACGGCTTAGAAAGGGGGACGAGCCATGGAGGGGGGAATTCCATGTATAAGACATTGGAAGAACATGACGAGCAACTGCAACAGCATGGTAAAGTAATACATCAGGACATTTTACCACGGTTGGAAATATTGGAAAAAGAACATTTAGTATTTAAGCAAGAAATGACATCAATAAAGTCAGATTTGATAGGTGTACAAAAAGGTCAAAAAGACCTGGAAGTCACAGTGATGAAAGATGGCAAGGAAACACGTGATTTACTAAAACCTTTTGCTGACCACGTTTTAAAGCAAGTGGAGTATGAAGCGGAAACTGAAAGAGAAATACAGATTAAAAAACTAGACTTGAAGGGCAAAGTAACAGTAGCTTTTTACGGGGCTATTGGTTCCGGAGGAATTGCCACTATTATCTTAGGAATCCTTGCATTATTTAAAGCATTTTTTAAATAGGGGGTCATGTATATGACAGCGGACAAGTTAAAAGAATATTTTGCGTTGTTTGGAGGATGGTTATCAACCGTCCTTTTATTATTGCAAACTTTAGGGCTATATTTCGATTGGCTCAATCCGGAAAGTATAAATGCTTTTGTGGCTGTTTTAATGGCAAGTGTACCGTTTATCATTGCGGCGTATGGCATCTACAAAAACACGTATTTAGTAACTAAAAAAGCAAAGCTTCAAGAAAAAGAATTAGAAAAGAAAGGGTTGAAATAATATGGGGAAACAATTTGTAATTAGTAGTGGACATGGTGACAAGGTTGCGGGAGCAATTGGGATTTTAAATGAGCATGACGAAGCTAAAAAGGTAGTTAATCGTGTATATGATATTCTGACTAAAGAATACAACGGGGTTGGTTTTAAATATCACGAAACAACAGCTACTACGCAAAATCAAAACTTGGCTAATATTGTTTCCTTCCACAATGGAAAGACACGTGATTTAGACGTTAGTATTCACTTTAACAGCGCTACACCTGCAGCAACAGGAACGGAATGCTTATACTATGATCAAAAGCCTTTATCAGCTAAAATGAGTGCAGCAATGGCATTAGCTCTTGGAATTGTAGACAGGGGAGCAAAAGAGCGCAAAGAATTGTATTTTTTACGAAATACAAACAAGCCAGCAATTCTTTTAGAATTATGCTTTGTAACATCTGAAAAAGATGCAACTGCATATCGTAAAAACTTTGAAGCGTTGTGCCAAGCAATTGCAAAAGTCATCGCAGGTCATTTAGGTTATGTAAAGAATAAGGTTGAAGGTGTATCTAAGCCAGTAGCCAAACCAAAAGAAAACACCTATTATAATAAAAAATTTGATCGGTTAGTTTTACTAAAAGACGCAGGGGTTTATGCAGACGTTGAGTTTGAAAAAGAGCTTAACAGGTACAAAAAAGATACCAAGATTGATATCGTAGCTATTGTATATACAAAGAACGGTACACCTCGTTTCTTGGTTAAAGAAAAAGATAAGTGTGCCTTTATCACAGCCAATCGTGAGTATGTAAAAGCCTATACAGTAGGTGAAAAATAAGTTTAAAGTATACTGGGGATGTTTAAATGTTAAATATTAGAGGTAACTTAAGATAAATAGGTTAAAACCTACGATATTTTCCTGCATATTAACTCTTAGTTGCTAAATCAGAAATAAAAACATTGCAAAATTGTTATAAAAGTTGTTTAATGAGAGTATAAAAAAGTTCAAAATATGTTAGCTGATATCAAACATACTTGTCAAAAGTGTGTATAAGATGTATGTATGAACATAAAATAGATACAGGGGTGATTAACAATGGCTACACAAAGCTTTCTTACCGATTTTAAATTTACAACAAAATCTGGAGCTAAAATCATTAATGCCTTTGAGAATTCTAAAACGAGTGAACACGTTATTCCTCAAAAAGTTGAGGTTGTTAGGAATTCAGAGAAAATTAATAATTTAATGGATGCTTTTTTAGGAGCTCGTCGGTAAGTAATATATGGCTTTAGACATTGTACAGCTTAGAGATTTTTTGAATACGGGTAGAAGTGAGGAGGAGATTCGCCAAATCCTCCTCTCTTTTTGTTCACGTCCATGTTCAGATCCAGAAAAAATAAATGACGTAGAATACTTTTTACATAGTAAAGCAATAGAATTTGAAAAAATGGATATTTCTCGCACATATTTAGTTTTCTCTACATATAAAGATATACCGGTACTGGTAGGTTATTATTCGTTATCTAATAAGCCTCTCGTAATAAGTAAAAAAAATTTCGCAAAATTCCCCAACTCCTTGAAAAGAAAGCTAATGGGTTTTGGACACAAAACAGATAGTGATAATTATGAAATAAAGGGTTATTTATTGGGGCAAATTGGTAAAAGTTTCGCTAAAAACGCTTTAGCTACGAATTCAGTTAATGGAGCCGACTTGTTAAAAATGGCTACAGATTCTATGATGAATGCTTATCGAGCTACAGGAGGAAGAATCTTTTATCTTGAATGCGAAGATGAAGCTAAATTGAAATCCTTTTATACAAGCCAGGGATTTAGAGAGATTGAGCATTATAAGTCGCAAAATGATCTTTGTATTTTCATTAGAAAAATAGAAGAAGAAAAGAATAAAAAAACGCCTTAAAGACTGGGAGCTGTGTAAGTTTCTAGTCTTTTTCTTATAAAATATAAAACATGGTATCTCGCGTTAGTAATCACGAGATAACTGTGTTTTTTATTTACTTGAAAAAAGAACGAACGTTCTTTATAATAAAGCAAACGGACGTTCTATTTTAAGGAGGAATCACAATGAAAGAGCAGTTAATAAAAGCTATGCAGAATAATCAATTGGTTGATTTAATGTACATTTCTCAAGAAGGAGAGATTACAAAGCGTCGAATAAAACTAATCAGTATTGTTGGTGACAGATTCCAAGCTTTTTGCTTCACTAAGCATGCTAAACGTACTTTTATTACCGATAATGTTCTTGCAGTGATGCCAGTCCTTAGAAAAGAGCGAAATGTCATATGAATGGGGAACAAGGCGACTTAGTTCATAAACAAATCATTTTAGATTTAGCAATACGAACACTTGAGAGAGATCGTAAGCTATTAGATAGTTTTAAATCGTTTGGAGCTTTTGATATGTGGTTTGAAATTAAAATAAAAGAAACTAAACAAGAAAAATTAAATGTCAAAAGACAACTAGGCGCTATGGGTATACGTGTTGAAAACGAGGTAAGGGAAGATGATTTCATAACTGTGTATGAAGTGCTTTATAGAGGTGCAACTAAGATTCTACGTTATTCTAATATCGCACTTAGAAACTGGACAAATGAAGAGATAAAGCGCCTACTAAATATGGAATATAACACAACAGCAAATGTTAATAAAAAAGTGTATCACGAATAAAAAGGAGAGATAATCATGCCTTTAGGATTTCCAAAACCCAAAAGAGTAAAAAAATCTGCTAAACACCCTGACCGTGATGAATTCGATTTAGAAGAATTAGCAATGACATTGAACGAAGCTATGAATACAAATAAAACATATAGCTTTGCAATATTTATTCAAGATGAACCGATTGTTGGAAAAGTAACGAAGATGGACCCAAATACAAAGTTGATTACTATTCAAAGATATGGGGAGATATTTAAGGCTCATTTCTTGGATATTTTAAAAGTAAATTCATATGAAGGATAAAAAAGAGTAGACATTTCCGTGTCTACTCTGATTTGCTAACAGTAATATTAGTGTGTGGCTTTATTATAAAAAATTTTTCATGCTACGTCTACAATTAGATTTTAGCTCAGTATTTAGTGTGGTTGAACTGCAGTGCCAGCTGTTTTTAAGATATTTAAAAGTAGAGGAGACATTTGTATGAGTACATAGCCTATGGCACTGTTGAAAAATATTGAGTAGGCCTTTTCCTTTTGGCCAAGTATTATGAAGAAACATGCGCCAACCATCATCAGGCTAGCTAAGGGCAATGCCAGAGCGACTAAGATATCAATGATTGGATTCATGATTGTGGTCAATACATCTAATGAAGTGCCAGCTATATGATCTGTAACTGCGCCTGTTGGTATAGCTGTAAAAGTATCTGGTGTTCCTTGTGGCATAGCTGGACCTGAAACTGCAGTATAACTAGCGACTTCTACAGGCGTTGAAACCTTAGTCAAACTATTCCATGCGACCATTCCCAAACTCGCCACAGCAGGCACACATGCGGCAATGGCTAAATCTTTGCGTGTAGCATGTTGGCTACCAAAATCAGTCCATTCACTCTCCGGCACGACTTCCACTTTGTTCTTCTTGAAAAACATTTCATCTCTCCTTTTTTATCTAATCTCATCGAAAGTAAATACTTTTACTACTGGTAAGCCTTCACATATCTCTTTTAATTGCATGCGTCTCAATTCCGTAGTTGTAAGCCATACAAGCGTAGGGAAGTGTCCTAACTGTTGTTCTAACGCACCATTCGCATGTAAGGCTTTATAGTTTTCTACTTTATTCCGATTTTCTGACATAGGTTGTGTATTATCAATTTCAACAAAATGAGTAGTATGTATTTGTGTAAACATCGCATCCACAACAACTGTATTTTGACCATCTGATACTTTTATTTCATTTTGCCAGTCATCAGGATATTGATAGAAAAGATAAAGCTCATTGCGCATAACAGTATGTTGCACGTTACTCGTTTTCTTTCGGATTTTATCGCAGCCCACATATTCACGACCAGCTTTGTTGAGGTAGTAGATTGATTGGTAGCCGTCACGGATAACCGACAGATAATCAGATAAATCATTAAGCACGCGATTGGCATTACGGACAGATTTCAAACCGAAATAATAGCGCAACTGGTCTCTAGTGAGAAAATCAAACCTGCTCAAAAGTAACAGTATTTGTTCTTGGCGGTTGTTGAGGGGTTTGCTTAACATTGATCACTTCCTCCTTTTTCGGTGTTTCTAATCTGAAATGCGGTTCAATGGTCTCTTTTATTATCTCGTTGGTTATATAAGGGGTTTGCACGATTTCACGTTTATCAGCTGTTTGATAAATAGCACGACCTGAAATTTGTGGAAGACATTCAGCGCCTTCATTATCTAAAACAACACGACTGGCAACTGCCGATTGAACTCTAAACGATAGCTTGGCATCACTGTTTTGTTTGCACTGTCGGGGAATTACATCACCAGTAGGGTATTGAGTAGCAAGTATTTGCCTAAAGCCTAATCCAGCACCAAGACGGGCAATTTGAGACATATAACGTTGGCATTCTGTTTTGATTGCTTTTTCCTCTCTTGTAATAGCTTCGGCAGGATTCAATTCGCCAACTTCATCCACAATTACAAAGTAACGCTCTTTTATTCCAGCTTGTTGTACATTCTTTTTACCTTTCCTTCTTACTTCTTCCTGAAGCTCTCTCATACGCTCGTATGCAGCTTTTAAGGTCTCTAGCGCTTCTTCTGGCTCATAGGCAATACTTTCTGTCTGCTTAATGCGTTCATAATCAGAAAGCTCTACACCGCCCTTTAAATCGATTAAATAAAGGTGTGTGTGCTCTGGTTCACTGTGAACTAGACTTGTAATCATTGAGTTAATAAAATTAGATTTGCCGTACCGAGTAGCACCGCCAAGGACCAGGTGAGGAATTTTTTCAAAGTCATGAAACTTAAATGCGTTCTGATCACGTGTTTGACCGACAGGCACTTTCCATTCATGACCTGACAGGTAATCAACTGTGGAGGGTAAGGGAGAATCGTAAACACGAATACATAACAGCCCATCAAATGACATTTCGATTTCTTTTTGATTTGTTAGCTTAGTTTTATTTATTTGTAGAACATTCTTTAAGAAACTCTTATCAATTTTTAAATCAACTTGCTGTCTTCGGTTGTTTAAGCCATCCTCAATATTTTTTTGTTTAGCTGCATAATCTTCGAAACTTCTTCCGTATGGAATCCGGTATTTATATTCCCATCCCCATTCATGCTTTTGTTTGCGGACAAGTTGTGTTGTTAAAGTGTCCTTTCCATCTTTTACATTCAGGCCAGATAAAGAAATAATCCTTTGAATTTTTCCGCTATCATTGTCGGTTAAATTTTGCTTTGCAATAAAAGCTTTTGCAGCAACTCCACTCATAATGGTCGTCGTAATAATTTCAAACAACATATTTCCATCTCCTTTGCGCGCCACTGGTTCTCATACGTAGTATGAGTTGCACCTATCTGGCATTGTTTTTAAGCAAGAAAAACAGTCAAAATAAAGGGTTTCAAGTATTCCAGATTGAATACTAGCATGGTAGGAGAGTTGGAATGGCTATTGGTAGTGCGCCTGGTATATGTATTGGTATCGCTGATAGAAGTAAAGGAAGTAGTTAGCTTGGTAGTGTTATGAGGAAGTTGATTAGGTATTTGACTTGGTTTTAATAATGTATTCCATTAACTGAAAAAGTATAAGTTGTCCATCAGAAAATTATTTCAGTAAGTGGAAAGGAGAGCTTAGCGTGGAACGAGAAATTGAAATTAAGCTATTTCATTTATTGAATGAAAGCAAAATGACATATCAAGAATTAGCAGATAAAACAGGACTATCGTTGAGAGCCATTTCTACATTGGTTAATAATAAGAATGAAAGAATACCGAAAGCTCATCTAACCAAAATTGCTGATGCATTTGAATTAGAAGATATCCGGGATCTAATCGATTTTAAAAAATAAGTACATAAAAAAAGACCGTTCTTCCACAGTTGATGGGAGAGCGGTTTTTCTTTTGCTATGAACATAAAATTTCATTTTAAAACTTTTATAAAAGACTTATACTTCTATTGGTAGGCTAATATCAAAGGAGGGAATTTATGTTTAAAAAGTGTCTCTTGGCATTTGTATTGTTAATTAGTTCAATAGGAGTATTATCAACTCAGGGTAAAATCATTAACGCAAATGGTGCTGCTAAGTACAAAATAATTCATAGTAAACTTGTTTATGCAAAGACGGAAAAAGTTGTGAAAGGTTATAAATCGTATAAAGGAAAGTTTTATAAAAATGGAATTTTATATAACGGAAGAAATAACAATGTATGTTATAAAAAAGGTGTAAAAAAGTATGATTCTTTACAAGAAAACAAAGATATCGAAAACTTTATTAAGCATTACAATTTTGGTCTTGTAAATAATACCTACAAAGACATCGAAAATAAATTAAATGATTCTATAGTAAAGTTCCAAAATGAGAAATTGTGTAATCACTTTGTTCAACTTCATGTAATGAGTAAAAAAGTAATGATAGATAACGTAGTAGAAGTTCAAATAAACACAAACAATATAAAAAGAACTGTTAAAATATCATCAATGGAGTTTCCTCGAAAAAAAGGTGAAACTTTAAAGATTTATTTTAATCAAGAAAATAAAGACTCTTATTCGAATGAACTTGAACAGTACGTTTTCGAAAGTAATTCAATTGGTATGAAAGAGCTCAGGAGAGTAGCTTCTTCGCAATTACCTAAAATGAATATAGGTGATACAAAAAAGCTTTATAAAACTGATCTTTATGGTAGTTTTCTTTCTTATTATTATGACTGGATAACTATTCAAAAAGTTAGCTCTAGCTCGTTTTCGTATGAATATGAAGTTACAGAAAGAACAGATGATTAGATAATTTTAATTCTAACCCTCACCCTCAGGTGGGGGTTTTATATTTTTCGCCCATCTTCTAAAACAAAATTGGCCTCATATTTAACACTTAAAATTTCTGCAATTTCATTTAACTCATGCTCACTAAAATTATCGCGTTTTAATTTATTTGAAAGGTTAGGTTGTGAAGTATTTAATTTCTCAGCTAATTCCGATAAGCTAATCTCTTTTTCAACCAATAACATTTTTATCTTTTTTGCCATTGCCATACGTTTTCTTCTCCTCCTTTACTATTATCACCATTATACAATAATTCATAACTGAAAATAAATAAGTATCACTAAAAAATTATAATTAACTTTACAAAAATAATGTATGTGTTATATATTATAACTATAAAGTGATATTAAGGTATAAATTATGAATGTTTGGAGGTGGAAACGATGGCAGCATTCGATTACTTAAAACAATACATAAACTTTTCTTCTGTAAAAGAAATGGACCAAGAGGTTGAAAAGCATATCCAAGCACACTATTACAATTTAACTGCAAGTGAGCGCGCCATCATTTTCAAACTCGCTGCACATGCTTTGGAATATCCAGGTGTAACACATCTAAAGGCATCTACAATAGCGGCCGCATTGGAGATCAGCACAAAGACTGTGTACCGGGCTATCAAAAAGTTAGAATCACTTGGAATTATCAAAAAGGAAAATACGGTTAAATCAAAAGGTGGGCAAGGTGCTAACATCTTTATTATTTTAAAACACAATGTCCCAGCGGAAATGTCCGAGCGTGAGAAAGACGAAAAGCCTTGTGAGAGTAAGGGAGAAGAGGAAGTTTCAGAAAACCAATCATCTAAATCTTTTAATCTTTTAAAACAAGCACTACAAAATAATAATATATACAGTAATGAGGCTAATGAGCCTGTAAGTGAGGAAAGCAAAGAGCAAAAGATAAAACAATATGGAAATGAGTATCAGCAGTCGCTATACAACGTAATACGAATGATGCCATTTGCTGAATCAATGGTGAATGCAGCATATGAGATCTCTTTAGCTTTAACTATGAAAACTAAAGAAGATTTCATTCTGGCCAAAGATACAATAAAGAAAGTATCAATGGATATGTTGAGCCATTTACGTGTATGTTCCACAGTTAGAGCAGTAGTAGAAGCTGCCTATAATAAAGCTAGGAATCGTCGTGAGAGCCATTCCAACTTAGTTAGATGTAATTGGCTTCGCATGGAGACAAAGGCCTCTATTATGGAAGAAAAGGCGAGAATGAAACCATCCTTTGATGTAACCAAATACAATTGGTTAGGGAATTAAAAAAGACCACCGTTTTGGTGGTGGTCTAGTTAAAAACTTGAGGATTGAAAACGGAGTCTCTAAAAGCAAAACCTTTAGGTACTCTTTCAAATTGTTTTTTAGCAATGATTGCATCAGCTGCTAGGTTACTGTTACTTGCTGCATAAGAGTTATACCAAAAAATATTTAATTCTACTACTCTTTCGTCCTCTTTTGCCAAATGAGCAGCTAAATCTTCAGAGTAAAGATCGATAAGATTTTGCAATGTTTTAACTCTAGGTTTGCCAGTTTGTATTAAATATATGAGGGCAATTAAATCCTCTTCTTCATCAGCTCCCATGTTTTCATTTAATACAACTTTTTTTATAGATACTGAAGAATAGTCATTGCTTTTGATTATTTCGTTGATAGTATCCTTGTATATGTCTGATTCGATTTCTTCATCAAATTCATCATTAAATTCATCATCTGAGGAGTCATCTGTTGAATCACCTGAGACATCATCCTCACTTGAAGCTTCAACGTCATAATCTCCATCAGATGTTTGGTCATTTAAATAATCTTCATACTCCTCGGTCTCTTTTATTTGAGCAGATACGGCAGCTTTTTCTTTTTCTTGGTTGTTTATATCAATGGATGCAAGTACCAAGGTTGATATAAATAATAAAGTAAAACTAGCGAAAGATATTGCGCTATATTTAAACCACTTACCTTTTTTAATGAAGCCCATAACTAAAAAAGTTAAACTTAGAATTAAAGCTAATAAATCTAAAACTATAAATGTCATACCAAGTAATGCCAT